TCGGTCAGAACCGTGTTGTAATCATCGTATGGCCTCTCCGTAAGTGCGAGAAGTTCGGAAACTAGCGGGATTTGTTTGGCTGGCATTTGACCCCTTTGATCCATGTGAATTCAATATGTTCTAGTTGGAGAAAGTCGTAGAGCGTCCGCGTAACGGTCGCCTCTCCACGACGGACATGCCCCATCATGTGGTTGTACCATGGCAGTCCTGCGGCACTGATTTTCTTACCGCAGCGGCACGTTCGCTGGCTGTAAGTTCTCATTGGGCTCCGTACTTGGCTTGAAGCGTAGCCAACTGCTGGCGCTCGCGCTCCTCGGTGTCCCGTTTCTGCTTGGCTGCGGTTCGATTCTCGGACTCGAACTTCTGACGCTGGAAATCATTTTCTTTGATAACGTAAAGCGCCGTAGCTTCCAGCGTTAGCTCTTTCTTGAGGGCATCCATCTCCCAAGCGATTTGATCGACATCGTTGTATTCTTCGCCGTTGAAAAGGAAAGTGATTTCGTATCCGCTCTCGCCCGTGTCAAGGTGCTTGTTGTCGAACATGAGCCCCGCGAGGAACTCTTCGATCTCTCCTCGGTCCATGGACGATTTCCATTTGAAGTCCGAGGAATAGTGGGCCATGGTACAGCCTCGACAAACGTCCGTGGAGTCTGACTTGTACGCCAAAATGGTGATTATCACTGGATAGCCTTCACTTTCTTGCCCGACATCCGTTCATGGTAATCGATCACCTGAGCAGGCGACATCGGAATCGGACCCCTGTCATCCGCCCATTCGCGGAGTTGATCCAGCGTGAAGTAGCCGTAGTTGACCTTGTGCTGGTCGTAGGGATTCAGCCAGAACTTGATCGAGCCGTCCTCCCAACGCTTCGGAGACAGGGCGAAATACCCCTTGCCCTTCGCTTTGAGCAGTTCACGAATCCCGCTCTTCACCACGAATTTCTCGATCTCGTGGGTTTCCTTATCGGCCTTCGCGAGCATGTCGGCGACTTCCTTCGGCATCCGATTCGCGATGGCGATGATGAGACCCGGATTCTCAAAAGCGGGGAGGGCGTTCGAGAACGTGAAGATGATGTTTTTCTTCTGGAACTGGTCGAAAATCTCGCGAAGATATTTGATGTCGGTGGGATCAGAAGACATGCAGGCGAAATCGTCATCGCTCCACGCACAGCACAACTGGACGGGGTTGGCCTTCATCTTGCGCTTCTCGCGGTCGAATATCTCATACGATTTGAGATCACTGTCGTCAATGAGACTTACTTCCGCCGACTTAAACCAATAGCTTCGGTACGCGAAGCCCTGCCGCCCGTCAATCAGTTTCACCCAAACGAGGGACTTGGGCACCTTGCTGATCTTGCGTTTCTTGATACCGTAGGTGCCGACCTCGAATTTGACGCCGAAAGCCTCATACAGCTTCTTGATGCCCCACTCGTGCTCCGCACAGTAGTCGGCACCCAGATTGACGGCAAGGGTGCGGGTGGTTGGGTCGAGGTCGAGGACGGCGCTCTGCTCGCGGTTTCGTTTATCGGGGGCGAGGATCAGTCCATCGGCGGCTACATGGATAAATACGGGATTGCTGCCTCTTCGCATATTGTCTCCTCAATATCCTACCACGATTACAGGCTGTCCTCAAGTCTCAACTTGCGGTGGTCAATGCGGACGAAACCGAACTTGCGGAGCGCATTACGAACCGCAGGCACGTTCGCCTTCTTCTCTTCGGGCGTCCAACCGCCGAACAAACCCGAGCCGCTCTTCACGAAAGTCTGCTCGGTAATCAAGGTCTTGTCCCCCTTGGCGTAGCCAGCCGCATAGCAGAACTCAGCGGGGATCGGCGGTGCTGGCGGAACTTCATCCGCCGTGAAGCCCACTTTCTCCAGAGCCGCGTACATCTCGGTCGGCTCGTTGTTGGCGTCGGCCCACACTTTCAGGAACAGGGTGTTGTGCGGGTTCTGCGATTGGAATTGAATGCGAACGCTGTCTAGGTTCATGATTAGTTGTCCTTTTCCCCGAGTTGCCGCCTGCAAGTGGTGCACCCGTAGTCGGTGTCCTCGTAAGGTGGGTGGTCAGAGTTGTAGTCGAAACAGTTGCCTCGCCCGTCAGGACCGTCGCCTGTCTTAACGGTGTTGGCATAGCGTGCCTCGGCGGTCTTCTCGCCGGGGAAGCAACGCTTGCAGAAATCGAGTGGGTCGCTGGCTGAATCGTAGATTCTCGGCATATTATTTCGCACGCTCCCTGAGTGCCCAAACTACTTGGTTTGCTTCGTTGGCGTTGTAGCCGTACCATTGCAACCGTTCGTGCACCTTCTCGACGCAAACAGCATCGTAAGGATGCTCGGTGATCCCCAGATCGCTCAGGCTGCGGATGATGTCCAACACCGACTCGGGGCGGAACGTCTTTCCCAGAAGAGCCGCCAGCATGATCTCGGACGGCGTGAAGATGGTTATGGTTTCGGTCGCCATTATTCCCTCCCGCAATCTGTGCAAACTATCGCCTTCGGGTCGTCCACTTGCTCCGGTCCTATGTGGTCTGGGCAAATGTCCTTGCCGCATATCTGGCAGCAATCGGTAGCCTCTTGAGAGCAGCTTCGACCGTTGCCGCCTTTGCATTCTGGGTAATCTGTTGCCATTATTGCCCCTTTGAGGCGAACATCGCCTTGAGCGCCTTACCACGGCGGACTTCTTCCTTGATGTCCTTGACCGTCAGGCGATTCGCGTACTGGAAGTGCCACGCATCGTAGACGGGCAGGTGAATGAGTTGCAGCGGCTTGGACGAGAATACCACGTACTGAGCGTAGCCGTCAGCCACGTGGAAGCGAACGATCTCGCCTGCGAGTTCACCCGAGCCATTCTTCTTGGCGTGGTCAACGACCGTCTTGATCCACTTGTCGGTCGCGGTGGTGTACTTTTTGAAGTCGCCATCGCAATCGTGAAATTTGGGTTGAGGACCAACTTCTGCCGGAACTGAACAAATTCGTGCCATGATATCCCCCTTGAATTAGTCTCTCTGAAAATCTCGTGCTGCCCTACGGTCCCGCCAATCCTCGCGAAGCTTGGCTTCGGCTTTCACGGTCGGCCAATCTTTCTTCGGCTGAGTCGCGTGCAACTCCATGCTGTATTCGGGGTCTTTCTCGCAACACGGCTCACAAGGGTAGGTGCACACATGCCCTGCGTGCCTCGCCGCGTTCGCCAGTTCGTCATCCCCCGCCAGACGGCGGATCACGTCGGCGGCGTCGTACAGACCAAGCTTGTTGGCAGCCGCCATCGCTAGGCGAAGCTGATCGTCGGTGCCGTACTGCCGCTGAGCCTGCTGAGGAATCGCTCGAATGACATCTAAGAGGACGTTATCCATTACTCGGGCCTCCCAAAACGGTGGACGGACGCCATTTCAGCTTTGATCTCACGACGCATTTCGCGGTCGCGAACGTGATCGCGGAAGGTCATCACGCGGTATTTGCCGTTGTCGAGGATGATTTTGTCGCCGCAGATGGCGTTGAGGTTGGTAACGAAGAAATCTTCTGGTGTGCCGTGAAACCATTTTCTGATTTGGCTGTAAGTCACGGGGTTCTCACGACGGCCACGGATGCCGAGGACGAACAGGTAGATGGCGTTCTGGAGTTTTTTCGAGCCGTCAACGACGGCTGAGTAATCGACCATGCGGCTGTGATGTGCGCGTGAGCAATTCATGTCGCTATTATACCAATAAAAATGGGAAAATCGATAGGTTTTTCCGGGTATTTTGAGTCTTGTTTTCAACGACTTGCAGATATGGCGGCTTCGGTCCTACCCTCGATTTTCGCAATTTTGTCCGCGAAATGAAAACCTATTTCCAGACACATAGATAGGAGTTGACCCCAACCACAAGGCAACTTCTGAGCATGAACAGTAGTCGTAGTACGTCTGCGCCTTTGCGTCGGCGTGCGTCTGCGTTCAGCTAAACTCGGAGCAAAATGGCGCATAAGTACGGGTTCCAGCTAAATACGACTATCCACGCCGCATTCTGGATTTACAAACCAGACCGTACACTGGAGCCAACTGGACGCGAGACCATAGTCGAGGTCAACAGCCTCCAGTACATCGAATCCAATCTCCCCGTATATCTCGTCGAAGATGTAACAGGCGTCACCATCGCTGGCGGCGTGCTTACGCTCAGCGGTGGGAACAGCTTCGGTGTCCTCAAACCCGGCATGATCGTAATCCTCGACGGATTCGACAACGCCTTTTTCCTCAACGGAGAGGTTTTTAGGGTAGGAACCGTAACTCCCACCAGCGTCACCTTCACCAATTACAAGCTTACAGCCGCCATCACTGCGTCGTCGATTGTGAACAACGTTGTGACCATCGTAGGGGACAACGCTTTCGCTACTGGCGCGACCGTGACTCTTAGCGGGATGAATGAACCGTTTCTAAACGGTCAGACCGTCACCGTACTGTCGGCTACCGATGAACAGTTCACCACAACGTCCCCCTTCAACTTTACCCTGACGATGGTTAATGCCTCCACGGGCAGCCCGCCGTCTTCGACCGTCTACATTGGCACAATCGCGGGTGGGGCGGGGAACGCTTACGCGGGATACTATTTCACGATTACTGGTTTTGCAAGCCCAACAAACAATGGCACTTTCTTGGCTATTGCGAGTACAGCCACAACCCTGACTCTCGTCAATGCTATGGGCGTGAACGAGACCAACACGGGGAACGCGAGCGGAAGCTACCCGAACCCAACCTACGCCTGCGAAACGTCGCCCGACACGGGCACGGCAACCCTTGTAGCCTACAGCACCACCGAACTCCACGGCAAGATTATTGACCCCAGCACCCGTAAGGTCTGGCTATTTTACGCTGAATCGAACATCTCCCCCTCACAAGCTCCTCGAAATTTAGAGGGAGTTGGTGCGTCGAAGTTCATGCTGGATATGGAGGCCCTGTTCGAGAAGTAACGGGATGATTGAATGGCGACTCAATGGTCAGTAATAGCAAATCGAAAAGATAAGCGCGGGCAGGTTGCTCGGACAGAATACCGCATTGATGCCGTAACTGCGGGCGGCTGTCCAGCGCAGGCTGGCGCTCTCGTTTTGCTCGATTCTTGTGGGAAAATTGACTCGTCGCTCCTACCTCCTATCCCATCATCTTCATGCTGCATCGAGCTTGAAGTCAACGGCGTCAAAGTACCCGACCAGAACACCGCCAATTTCATAGCCCAGAACAACATCGAAATCACCTACGACAACGCAGGTGGGATTTACTTCAATGTCACGGGCACACCATCGTCTTGTGCGGAGTACCTCTGTACGCCAAGCGGCTGCCCCATCGACGTTGGTCTCAGTGCTCCAACTCACCCGGGCATGATGCTGATTTCACAGCCCGGTAACTGCTCGGCGATCTGGGCCGATCCACAGGTACAAGGTCTCTATCCCGCTGGCAGCCCGATCTGCCCTGCGCCCGCGTATGTCGCCCCAACTTGCATCCAGCCTATCGGTATCGGCATACAGGACGCGAACGGCGACCTTCAATGGTTGCAAGGAAGCTTCGCAGGCAGCCCCGCCGTATTCGCGCTCGACGTAAACGTCGTCAACCCCCTGACGGTGACGTTCTCCGAGTCTTCGATCTGCGTCACTCAATGCACCACACCATGGGTTGTGAGTGGGGCGGTCTCCGTAACCGGAACCGTCGTCGTCACCAACACAGGGACATTTGCCGTACAGGATGCGGCAGCCGAGGCTTCCCTCGCCACGCTTGCCGCCGACCTCGCCTCTGTCATCGGCTTGTACGGTTCCCCTGCGGTTCCTGTGCTTCAAGTCGAGGTGGTCAATCAGACCAGCGGCACCTCTTGTGTAACACAGTGCACGTCGCCTTGGGTCGTAAACGATCCGATTGCCAACGCTTATTTGGCGGAACTCGTAGCCGCTCTTACCTTTGTGGGCTCACCAGCCGTACCCGCCATCAACGTCAACGTTGCGAGCGGCGATGTTACAGTCTCAGAAACCTACAACGCTATTCCGCCCTCACCGCCGAACGGTTCCACTCTTCCGCTGCAATCCGACAGCGCGGGCAGCCTGTACGTAGACCCCACGGGGCGTATCCCGACCTACCATGGGACTGAGAGCGCCTTCGCACCGCTTGCCAATGCCACTACTCCTTTCTTCACGATTCAGGGAAGTGCGACAAAAGTTATAAGGGTTCGCCGAGTCCAGATCACTTGGGCTTGCACAACGGGCAACTCGGCACTCAACTTAATTCGCTTCCGCCGCTTTTCAGCTATTAGTGGAGGGGCGTTTAACGCTATAACGCCAGTACCCGACGATACTCTCAACCCCGCTGCAACCGTTGCTATCAGTCAGTACACGACGTTGCCCACGGTTGCCACAGCTTTCAACCTCGGCTCCATCGAGTCGCAATACATGCAGTGGACGACAAACACTTCGTCCTTAGTTGGGCCTCCTGCCATTGTGTGGGAGTTCGGCACCGATGGCGGGCAAGCGGCAACGCTGCGTGGCGTTAACGACTGGTTTGGAATTGAAATCTCGGCTGTCGCGGCTGCTGGTGCGCTGATGACAATCAAAGTTATGTGGACAGAGGAATAACATGCTACGTCAAGTAGTCCCCATTTCGATTTCGTTGCAGGGTGATGGGAATTCCTCCGTCTTCACGTTCCCGGTAGAGTACCTGTTCCAGAGCACGACTGGCTCCACGCTGGTGATGTCGCCAGTGGGATTGATCCCCACATCCGCGTTCATCACGAGCATCGACCCGCCAGCCACAGCAGCAATCGACCAATTTGGTAACCTCGTCATCACACTGTTCTCGCCACTCCCTGCGGGTCAGATTTCTGCCTTTGACGTTCTGTTAACGTTCGACAGCGGGACGCCCAATCCTGAGGATTTGGAGCCCATCTCACGCTTTGCGGCGACTACAGGGTTGACGCTGGTGCAGAATTCGACGGGCGGGCTCGTGCCCATGCTGAGCATTACTCCTCAGATCGACGCTGATGGGGCTATCGTCTTCACTTTCAGAGGTTTGGACATTTCCAGTGCTGGGCAGATATGTCATTTCCAGCTTCTCCTCAATGCGACATTGACGGGAGCTAACTTCGTGAGCGTAGACCCTGCGTCTAGTATGACTTACGACGTTTCAGCCACTTCGTACTCTGGCGGAACGCTGCTCGACGCCGGGTTTATCGGCATGAATCCATACAAAAATGATTACAAGTTCAAATTTGGGTTTACGGGGTCCCCCGCTCAGCCGTCCGTAATAACTATCGTCTTTGCGCCCACCACGGGAGGCAGGTGTGCTTCCGCTGGGGCCTCGTTCGCTTGGGACGAACAATAAGGGAGATTTCTCAACTTCCCCTATCTAAGGGTAGAGGGCTCTTTGGGGTGGTGCGTCCACCAATTTATCTTCGGATTCACTAGGAAACCACATGCCAGAAAATTGCCAATCATGCGCGGGCGGGCAGTACACGGGAATCTCCGTCTTCGGTATCTACGACGATACTACGGGTTGTCCCCTCATAACAGTCTCGGGTAGCCCTGCTGTTGCCTCGATCAATGTCGGCGTCATCAACATCCCCGAAGTCACCATCAGTGGCGTCGGAACAACCTGCACGGGTGGAGTCTCTCCAACTCTCGCTCAGCTTGGCTCTGCGGCAGCCTATGCCCTCCTCGGCTACAGCGGCGTAACGAACTCTGGTTCCTCGGTCATCTCGGGCGGTAACGTCGGTTCGTACCCGACAAATTCAATCACGGGATTCCCTCCCGGCGTAATCGTTCCGCCTGCATCTGAAGTCACGGCCTCCGCTGGAGACCAGACCGCAGTCGCGGCAGCCATCACTTACTACCAAGGTCTGGGACCGGGAACGGCACTCACGACAGTGGACATGGGCACCCAGAACTCTATCGGTGCTCCAGTCGGCACGTACTACCCGGGTGTTTACTCAAGTGCCTCAAGTCTGGCTATCGACACGCCGATCACCCTTGATGCACAGGGCAACCCTGACGCAACCTTCGTATTCCTCGCTGGCAGCACCATCACCCAGCAAATCGCTGGAACGATCCTATTGGCTAACGGAGCACAGGCGTGCAACATCGTCTGGGTCGCTGGTAGCTCTTGGACATCCATCGGGCCGGGTGCAGTCACAGTCGGCACCATCCTTGCTGTCGCAAGCGTCACGCTCGGCGGCGGAACTCTTACTGGTCGCGCACTTGCCAACACTGGTGCGGTCACCATCTCGACTGCGGAAATCGTCAACACCCCAGACTGCGCTACCGTTCAGGTATGCGGTCTCAACACCTTCGTCACTGGCGGCGAGATTTGCGTAACGCAGTGCACATCACCGTGGGTTGTTAACCTCACGGAAGTTGGCGGCGTTCCAATCGGAACGACCATCTCTGGCAGCCCTGCTGAGGCATCACTCAATGTCTTCGTCACGGGCGGCGACGTTACCCTCACCTCGAACACCCCATCGACCCCGATTTACGTCGATGTTACCAACTTCTCAGCTTGCGTCGAAGTGTGCGGAGCATCCTTCACGTCCGCAGGCAGCCCAGCAGAGAATGGGCTCAACATCTTCAGCTTGGGCGGCACGGTATGTGCCACGCAGTGCGGTACTTGGACAGTTGAGTCCGTACAGTCGGGCGCTTGGACCGTATCGGTCAGCGGCACCGTAGCTGTCACCCAGAGCGGCACTTGGACAGTCGGCATCACGGGTGCGACCTTCACATCCGCTGGAAGCCCTGCGGAATCCTCGCTCAACGTTTTCGTTACGGGCGGCGATGTCACTCTCACTTCGAACACTCCGACCACGCCGATCTACGTTGACGTTACAAACGCTTGCATCAGCGTATGCGGATTTAGCTTCACGTCCTCTGGTAGCCCAGCGGAGAATTCGCTCAACACCTTCATTACCAACGACTTCTCGTCCCCGGTAGTTGTCGAGGTGGCTGGTGGCACGGTAAGCGTCACGGGTACGGTGAGCGTCACTGGCACCGTAACGGTCACGAACACCCCTTCAACACCGATCTACGTCTGCCCCGGCGATTGCTCTACGCCGTTCAACATCAACCTCACGGATATCGCAGGCACCCCAGTTGGCTTCACGATCAGTGGCAGCCCAGCAACGGCGGCTCTGGACGTTTACGTCACCAACGGCCTCACCGTCGATATCGCAACGGTCACCTGCGGACCCGAGACTTTCTCGCTTGGCACGTCGCAGGTACTCCAGCTTGCTCCATCGGGCGCACTCATCACCATCCCTGCGGACGAGCAGTTTGCTTGCTCCATCCAATACTACACCTACGACAGCGGTGCAGCATTCGACCAGCAGATCATGACGACTGCGTTCGTCCCACTGTGGTCGATTCAAGGCAACGGCGTCGGAACCATCGTACAGCTTCTCCGCGAGATTCAGGTCCTCACGGACGGCTCGACCGTTCTGTTCCAGCTTATCGAGGGCGGTGCGCTCACGGGCGCTGCGTTCGCGGCTGGTCCGGGCAACGTCAATGTGGATACCTCGGCGTCGGCTGTCACTGGCGGCACAGTGGTTTGGAGCGGCTACGCTGCGGCCTTCCCACGCAACTTCGACGGTCTCATGGACTGCTTGAACGGCAAGACTTACACGATTGCTGGCAAGAGCTTCAAGGGATGCGCCAAGGCTGTTGCACAGATTCGCTGGTCCGAACAGACGAGCATCTGCGGCTAACCTTAACAGTTGAAACAAATGGGGCGCAGGATTCACTCCTGCGCCCTTTCTTTTTGAGTATTATCCAATATGAATCTCGCGCTTTTAGCCGAACTCGGCGTTGCCTGTGGAGCGATCAGTTTGGTCGTCGCCGAGGGGAAGATTTTCGCCAAACCCCACGACTGGTTGGCACCGAAATTCCCATTTTTAGACCAATTATTGTCCTGCTCATGGTGCGTCAGCCATTGGGTATCGGCGATGCTCGTGCTGGCGTACTACAAGGCAATCGGCGGGGGTTTCATCGATCACATCGTGCAAGGCTTTATCGTTATTGCGATCTCTCAAGTCGTAGCGGGCATCATGAGAAAGTGCATCGAACACTAATGCCCCCCCTCGTAAGTGCGCTGACACCGACCTTTAACCGCCGAGCTTTCTTCCCTCGGGCTATCCAGTGCTTCCTCGCACAAGATTACCCGAATCTGGAGTGGATCATACTGGACGATGGTGCGGACCCAATCGGCAGTCTTTTGCCGACCGATCCGAGGATCAAATATTACCATGAAAAGCCCAAAAAACACCATGGGGCGAAGATGAACCGCTGCTTTGAGTTATCGAGTGGCGAGTTCGGGATTGTCTTCGATGATGATGATTGGTATCCGGCGAATCGAATCACCCGCCAGATCACGCCGCTCATCGAGAGGCCCGCGTTAGACCTCTCGGGAACGAGCACTCTTTACTACTATCAGCACGGCACCCAAACAGCCTATCAGTACACGACTCCGAAAGGAATCGGTTGGCTCGCGTCCATAGCGGTACGCAAATCCGCTTGGGAGAAATTAAAGTTCGACAACATGGCGGGAGGAGCGGACTACAATTTTCAAAAGAAGACGCCTGTTTCAGCTAGGCTTGATCTGAACGACCCCGCCTTGGTTGTGGCGGCGATCCATCCGGCTAATGCGTGCAGAAAACATCTGAGCAAGGATTACAAACCTGAATCGTGGGAGACAATTCAAAGACTATGGCAAAAGTAATGTGTGCGTGCGGTCAACAAGCTCAATGGCGTGTCTACAACCACGATGGCAGTGTCACCTACCACTGCGCTGCATGTGCGAATGCCCGTGCAGCGACCACCACTCGCAAAGAAAAATTGTGCAACTGCATGAGGTAACCTCTCATTTCCCCAATAAAACTAGAGTTTTTGATAGTCAGCAGGTTTTTTAGCTTTGCCACTCGTTTATAGGGGATCAGATTGAATGAGTCAGCACACTGAGTCACAATACACCATCAACGCAGTCCTGAGCGTTGGGGAAAACACCCAATGCGGTGCGACATTTTCCCCGTGGGACTGTGGCACCCCCGTCCTCACGACAGCCACAATAGTCAACAACGACTACTCGTACAACACCCTGATCGTCACCCTAGACCAAGGCTGCGTCACAGGCGGGGCGGTCCAGTTTCAAGGCAGCACCGATGGCGTGAATTGGTTCCCGCTCACTGGCTACGTGCCGGGAATGGGTGGGGTGGTGGGCCCGACCTACACGCTGGAAGCTGACACGTTCCTCGCGGCAGAATTCAACCTCACCGCTATACCGTACTTTCAAGTCGTACTCGTCAGCCCGATCACTGGGACGGCTTGCGGGAGCCCCGCTGTTTGCGGCTCCGTGGTCTTTGGGTACTCGGCGGACTCATTCGTCACTACGCCGCCGCCCTGTTGCCCGCAGACCGCCTCTGTCGCCAATGCGCCCGAGTCCATCTGCGTAGCGACGACTTCATCGGTTGTGCTGGCATCGAACCCTTCGCGAAAGGGTCTCAATCTGACGAACATGTCCTATGTCACGATGAGCATCTCCTTCGGCAGCAACCCAGCCATCCTCTTCGCTGGAATCACACTAGCACCCGGGGGTAGCTTTTGGATGGACAGCAGCGATTTCACGACCTCAGCGGTGAACGCCATAGCCGATGCTGGTCTTTCGTACACCGATTCTTGCTGCGGGAGCCCGCCCACTTTTTGTGCGCTGATGAGCATTCAGGAATTCCAGTAAAGGACTATGTAACTCCTAAACAGAGAGATAACAATGCCAGTTCAAAACCCGTTCGGTCTATCATTTTCGGGCAATATAACACAGTGGGATAACACTCCGCTTAGCCCGCCATCCGCGTTCGGCACCTGCCCCGGTCTCGGCTGCTGCTCTACTGTCACCGCTGCAATTCCAGTCAATGCTTCGCTCTTCGTTGGAACCTGCACATCCCTCACCGCAACGCTTGCTGGAAGCCCGCCAGTTGAAGCACTGAACGTCAATGTGGTCAACCCGCTGACTGTCACGTTTACGGAATCTTCGCTCCCCGTCACGCAAGGTACATCCCCTTGGGTTGTGAGCGGCACCGTCGCCATCAGCAACGCCTCGATCTGCGTCACCCAGTGCACATCCCCGTGGGTCGTAAGCGGGACGGTCGCTTTCAGCAACACAACCATCGCCGTCACAAACACGGGCACGTTCGCCGTACAAGCCACGATCCCGACGCCCACGGACTGGGGCACTGCACCAGCCACGAGCGTATTGGTTCCCGCCGTCAATGCGGAAATGTTCGTTGGACAGAATGCGGTCAGTGGAACAAACCCAGTTCCCGTTTCCGCCACGACTGCGGCTAACAATGCTGGCAACCCCATTTACGTTGATGTCACAAACACCGTCCCGGTCACTCTGGCTTCAACCACGATCACTGGAACCGTAGCAGTCACCCAGAGCACGTCTCCTTGGGTGGTGAGCGGTACTGTCACCGTTTCTGGCACATCCACAGTGCAGGGAAACCTCACAAACAACAACGCCGCCCCGAACGCATTCAATCTTGGCGTCCTCCCAGCAATCGCTGAGACCGCATACACGACCATCACCTATACGACAGGCGATCAAGTTCTGCCCGTTACCGATCTTCATGGTGCACTCAATGTGGATTGGCAGGCTCTCGCGGGCGCTGCCCTTGGTGGTCCCACCATTTGGGCTACGGCTCCAACTGGCGAGGAAGTTCAGGGCGTCAACGCTTACTGCTTCCAAGGCACTTCACCGTGGGTCGTTTCTCTTGCATCCACCACCATCACGGGTACGGTTGCCGTTACCCAGTCTGGAACGTGGACGGTACAGCAAGGCGGGGCTCCGTGGACATTCGTTGGAGCACTCACCAACAACAATGCGGCACCAGCCGCCACGAACATTGGCGTTCTGCCCGCTCTCGCTGAGACCGCGTACAACACCATCACGTACACCACGGGCGATCAAGTTCTGCCCGTTACAGACTTGCATGGCGCTCTCAACCAAGACCTTCAGGCCGTAGCTGGCGTTGCGTTGGGTGCCACAGCCGTCGTACCATACGGCTCTACACCCGCTGGCGTAAACGTGCCTGCGGTCAACGCTTTCATCACCAACACTGTCCCCGTAACTCTCGCTTCGACGACGATCACGGGCACCGTAGCTGTAACCCAAAGCACATCGCCTTGGGTAGTGAGCGGTACTGTAACCGCAACTATTGCAGCGCCTACGGACTGGGGCACAGCACCCGCGACTTCCGTTCTTGTCCCTGCGGTCAACGCAGAAATGTTTGTGGGTCAGAACGCCGTCTCGGGTACAAACCCTGTGCCGATCTCCGCTACCACTGCGGCGAACGGAGCGGGCAACCCAATCTACGTTGACGTAACGAACTTCCCAACGACCTTCGCGGTAACGCAAGGCACATCGCCGTGGGTAGTCTCACTCACTTCCACAACCATCACGGGTACTGTGGCTGTCGATGGTGCACTGAGCAATAACACTGCGGCACCAGCGGCTACAAACCTTGGTGTTCTCCCCGCCATTGCGGAAACGGCCTACAACACCATTACTTACACCACGGGCAACCAAGTCCTGCCAGTCACGGACTTGCATGGTGCACTCAACATTGACTTACAGGCACTCGCTGGCACGGCTCTTGGAGCGGGAACCACTTGGGGCACCGCGCCTACAGGTGCGAACGTACAAGGCGTTAACGCATACTGCATCCAAGGAACATCTCCTTGGGTCGTATCTCTAGCTTCAACCACAATCACAGGTACGGTTGCGGTCACGCAAAGCACGTCGCCGTGGATCACCGCTGGAAACCTCACAAACAACAACGCGGCTCCGACTGCCACGCTCACGGGTACTCTGAACGCTATTGCTGAGTCTGCGTACACAAACTTGACTTATACGTCAGGCGACATGGTTCTTCCTGCCACGGACTTGCATGGTGCTTTGATGAGCGACCTCGAAGCCATTGCTGGTGTTGCGCTTGGTGCAACGGGCGTCACCGCATTTGGTACTGCACCTGCGGCAGTCAACGTTCAAGGTGTCAATGCCTCATTGTTCTCGGGCACCACTGCCCTAACAAACACGGGCGGTGCATTGAATGTCAACGTTACTGGGTTCTCGGGCGGCACGCTCTCCAACAACACAGCCGCCCCGATTGCCAACAACGAAGGCAGCCTGACCGCCCTTGCTGCGACCTCATACACGACCAACACTTACACCAACGGCTTCCAAGTTCTGCCTGTCACCGACCTTCATGGTGCATTGAACCAAGACCTTCAGGCCGTGGCGGGAATCCAGCTTGGAGCAACGGCTGTCACCGCCTACGGCACCACGCCTGCGGCTGTAAACGTCCCCGCTGTGAACGCTTTCGTAACGAATACCATCACGGTTGCTGGAAACAGAAGCAACAACACCGCTGTACCGGGTGCGTTGAACATCGGCGCTCTTGTGTCTATCACGGCACCGTCCAACACAACGTTCCCGACCTACGTGGCGGGCAACGAAAGCTTATTGGTCACGGACCTCTCTGGTAACCTCAACACAGACGTACAATACTGGGGCGGCTCCGACCTCGGACCTGCATCCAACTACGGTACTTCCCCGGGCGCTGTACTTGTTCCGGGCGTCAACGCCTTCGTCACCAACCCAGTCAGTGTCTATGGTTACTACACCAACAACAACGCCGCCCCGAACACGCAACTCCTGCCCGTAATCGGTGCTATCGCCGAAACCTCGTACACGACGATCACGTACACCACAGGCGACATGGTTCTCCCAGTGGTTGATTTACACGGTGCCACAAACACCGACCTACAAGCTGTCGCTGGAACCGCTGTTGTCACGGTCGCGGCTGGTGTGCAGGAAGTTGGCATCGTCGGCAGCACTGGTGCCGCGATGGATACCCCAATCGGGGCAAGTACCGCCGCTGCGAATGCTCTCCAGATCGCCGCTGTAACGTTAACAACTGCACCTACTCTAACCAATGGTCAATCTGGAGCGGTGCAGGCCGACACCACAGGCAGCATCTTTATCAACAATGATGGGCGCAAGGCTACCTACTCTTGCTATGCCTCATTCACCCCCGTCGCGGGTGATATTGCCGTACTGCCGGGTAGCGCAAGCAAGACCATCCGTATCCACCGCATTGAAGTGTCCCTCTCCACGACTGGCACCGCTGGCGTGGAGGCTGTTACGCTGGTCAAGCGTTCGGCGGCTGACACAGGCGGAACCTCCGCAGCGATGACCGCTGTGCCACACGACAGTGCCTTCGCCGCTGCCAGTGCCGCCCCACGCAACTACACGGCTGCCCCAACTTTGGGAGCCGCTGTTGGTACAGTTCGCGGTGCTCAGTTCTTTGACGAGTCAGCATCGACGACTGGTGCCAACACTTGGTTGTGGACATTCGGCGACGGACGCGGTGGTGCCGCTGCTATCGTTCTTCGTGGCATTGCCCAGCAACTTGCAATCAACCTCAGTGGTGTCATAGCCACTCAAACTGTCTCCGTCAGCTACGAGTGGACTGAGGAATAATCCGTGCCATTCACCCACGTTCTAGGATCGGGCGCAACTGGATCAGGTGCGGGAAATACGGCTACTATCACACTAGGTGCTGCTCCAACGCAGGGAAACCTCGTCTGCTTCGGTATTGTCATTACGGCTGGCACCACTGCCATTCCAACGATCTCGGGTCTCGTAATCGAAGACAGCAACGGCAACGTTTACACCGTCACACCCCAATCACCCTCAGCGGAAATCACACAGACTGGCAATACGTTTCCAACCAGCACGACTGGCGCAACCTACGCGGCCTATCTACTTTCCGCTCCAGCGAATGCCAGCGCAACGATCACCGCTACTTGGACGGTGACAGGTGGGGGCGGCGGTATGCGGAGCACTCAGATTTTCGCTGACGAATTTAGTTATACGGGCGGGAGTGCCGTATTTGATACCTCCGTTGCGGCAACTAACGTGGCTGGTGCAACCACAGTCACCACCCCAAGCATCACGCCCACCCACGCGGGCTCACTGATCTACAACACCACTGGAAGCTGCAATACGATTACGGCGGTTGGTGGAACATGGGTAGCTGGGGGCGGTGGAGCGCAAAACGGCGACGAATCAGCCTACGTTCTGAGCCAGACTGGGGCGCTCGCGGCAGACTACACGCAATCGGGCTCTTACGGTTGGTCGGGGGTATCGATGGCATTTTTCATCGCCTCCGCTGGAAACCCCGGCGCGGGCTACAACCGAATGCCCGTGTTCATGTTGGGGTAATTTTCTGATTTCGTAAAGGATTAAATAGAGAGGGACAATTATGGCAAGAACATCGATCACGAACAACCCGATTCCCGGCCCATACGTCAGCAGCCCCGCTGCTGGTCAACTCATGCTGAATCTCGTTCCAGCCGATCCAGCCAACGGAAACTGTTTCACAGCAACGGGTTCCGACTGTATTGCCCTGTATTGTCGCGAGTGTGACTTCGTTTGGAATGCCACGCAAGCTTACACCGTGGGTCAGTATGTGCAGATGGCTCAAGCTGAGCCCACGCAGCACTACATCTGCGCTATCGCGAACACTGGCATCAACCCCACCACAGACACGGGCGGCAATTGGACAGTCTACGAAGGCGAGACTGCCACGCTTCACTCCACGGCGGACGCATTCGGTCGCACTGGTGACATCGTAAATTACCTCGTGTATCCCGGCACCATCGCAACATACTATTTTGTGGAAGCTGGCTGGGTGCAGTCTGATGGGACGATCTACTTCAACTGTTCTTCGGCTCGTATGTTGGTCGCCGTCTGCCAGACGCCGTAATTACCGCTTCACTTCTTCGCCGGGGAATAGCATCGTTGCGGGCTTGACGAGTCCTCGCTGGTACGCGATCACCAAACGGAATTCTTCCAAGGTCAGACACCCTTTCAACTGGTTGCATTTACGGCAGGCATCTACGATGTTGCCCGTGCCGCCTGAACCATTGCGGCTCTTCGGCTGTTTGTGGTCACGGGTTTTCTTCTTCCTGCTCAAGGTCTTCCCGCAGTAGAAGCAGCAGAAGGTAGCCTGTTTACGCATGTGCTGAATTCGCGCTTTCTCGCTTTCGAGCTTCATAACGCTCCTTCAAAGTTTGGAGTAAGCCCGAATCACGAAGCAGAATCATATCCGCGTATGTCAACAGGTTCCGCTTGAGTTGATTGCAAAAGGTGCAACAGACGACTAGGTTTTCTTTTTCATACCCTTCATCGTTGTCTACCCTGTCGAGGTTGTAGCCGAATCCTCTACCATCTTTGAGAGCTTCCAGACGTGAATACTCTCGCCATACAATGCTCCCGTCACAGTAATGACAATCCTTAATTTTTGTGAATGTTAGAAACTCGTCGAACGACAAGAAATTCCAGTCCTTTCGTTTACCGCCTCTAGCAGGCCCCTTCAAAAGCATCATGCGGTAGACAGCCTCGTAGGGGCGTTTCGTCCATCTTTGGCGAGAACAAACTTTGCAAAGGCCAATCATCGCTGGCAACTGACACGCTCGTCCCGCTATTTCTCTCTTTTTGCAGTTGGAGCAGAGGAACACATAGCGGCTTTCTAGTGTCTTCTTCCGGCGAGGCCCGTGGCTGTAAAGTCTCTGTTCGATTCGGATTGCATCTTTAGGATCGAGCCCGATGGTGGGCTGGATTTGGGTTGTGTTAATCACTAGCTAGACTCCTGACGTTGAATCGCGTCCATATTGGCTAATACCAAAGCGGCGGACGTAAGGGCGTCCCAAATATGCGTGGGGTCTCCTTCAATCTCGAAATCGGTCGGAGAAAGCAGTTCGGGGTTGGTTTCGGTAATGCGGACGCGAACATGATTGTGTCCGAGAGCTTCAATGATGACATCGCACTTGTGGTGGATTTCCAGTACAAGCCTCTGGGACATCAGACCGCCCTCCCGATCCAACCTCACTAATGAATCGGGAAGACGAAATTATAGGCGGTAGGTTACGTAGTCGTTGTAGCCTTCGTTTGGGTCAAGCTCGTGCAGAGTCGGCCACTTCAAACGACCATCATTCGCAACATGCTGTCGCGTGGCGGCGTCCTTGTTTTTATCATCGTGACCCAACGGCTTTTCACAGGGATACCCGTGATGCACTTCGGTGCAGAGAAAAATTGCTCCCATGCTATTCCTCCTTCTTGTAAAACTTTTTCGCGGCAGCCCATCCCGCCTTAAAATCGGGATACTGCATCTTGACACTCAGGTTTGTGTAGCTGCCATATTCGTTGCGATCCAACGTATAATCGTTGAACATGTCCCCCGCCCTGTATTCCTCTTCGATGTGTTTCTCGAACGCCGCGTGGATCGCTTTGAGTTCTGCGCTCTCTTTACGCACGGATTCTTTTTTCCGCACTACTTTCTCTTTCTTGTGGATGTCTCTCGTGACGCCGAATTCTACCCAATCCTGTGACTCACTCATCTGACTTCGCCTCTTTCGAGCTTGTCTCGGAACGCCTGCATCCGTTCTTCGCGTCCGATCCAAAGTCGCTGGAAATCTTCCTCGGTGACCTCAGGCCTTACGCACTTCCAAGTCCCGTGGTGATAGATGACATCCTCACCCTTGACCGCCACGAAGCATTTCTTACAGGGACCGTAAGCGGCAGGCACGAGCGACATGAATCCCGATTCAACCGCGCAACTCATGGAGCAGAATGCGTGAGAGCCATCCCAATTATCGGGGACCTCAACGAATCGCTGACCCCGGGGCTCGTCGGGGCGCTCATGGTGGATACGCCGCGACCAGCAGTCCGGGTTAAAGCACGGAACTTTCCTCATAGCCTATAATACCGCATTTCTTGGGAAATTCTTGTACTCAAAATGGGTACGATTGTACCCATTTTGAGAGCAGCTTAGCGGGCGTCGAACCCGATGTTCACTGCCGTCGTCTTCAACGAGTCGGGGATGATCGGTGTGCGGTGCAGGGACATGGGATCGACTGTCAGTGCTTCCTTGGGTACGACCACCTTCTTGATGGTGATACGCGGGCGCACCGTCGTCCTGTTCTCAACCTTCACTTCGACAGGCTGGAAGACTACGGGAGCGGGCGTCACGGTGACCTGAACGGACTTACGTGTGGACAACATGAGGGCACTGGCTACGACAGCGATGGCGAGGATCGCCGTTGGGAGCAGGCCCAGATTGATGCTGATGCTGTTATCGGGAGAGTTGTAGTTCATGGTTTCCTCTTTTTAAGCGAGTATGGCGTAAGCCATATCGAGATGTTCATCACGCTTCCTCTTGCTTTTCCACGTCGCACGGCAGTGGGCGGGATTGCAGTAGTAACGCCCTTGATGCCTGAAATAGTAGCGGTTGTCAACGCAGCCCGTGCGCTTGTAATACTGGATTGGGCTCTCGTTCTTCCGACGCGGCGGGCGGTAGACGGTGTACAGCGAACTGTTGCCGTTAACTACGACAATGCTTTCCCCCGCCTTTAATTCGGACGCCTTGACTCGGCGGTTGCCGCCTAAGCGGTAGGTTCCATCCCCGTCATTGTAACTCAAACTCATCGTGGCACAATCTTCATCGGCGGAACGATGGGCATCAACTTATCGAACTGTGCCCGCACGCCCAAATGGTCGGCGAGTCCGATTATCATCAGGCTCACTTCTAAATCCACCTTGCCCTGACTCTTGAAGTCCTTCAACAGGAGAAGCGCCAACGCGATTTCTTCTTTGCCAGCTTCGGATAACTCTCTCACTGCGGCGGCTCCTCTTCGGGTATCGTATCGACCGTCACGGGCGACTCAATCAATTGTACACCAGAATTGCCGTTTGGGTAATCCCCATTGACAACAATGTGGAAACAGGGTTGCTTGAGTTCCTCTTCGACGATCACCAGCCCCAACGCATGGTAGTATTCGAGCCTGAATTCCAACCAACGAATCTGTTCGCCAGTCAACGGTCGGCGGGCGATGTCTACGGCGATGCCCGCTATATGGACCGATTCGAGTTCCCCGTGCGCGGGGGCGGCGTTCTTGTTCCACCGTATGAGGCTCCGTTGAACCTTGACCGTTCGGACGGCCGAGTCTATGAGAAGGGGCTGGTGGTATTCCCGGTAGAAAGCATCGCTCAGATCGAGCAGGAAGGCGGCGACCCATGGGCGGCAATACCGCCGCTTCGGGTCCAGCCGCTTATCCACCGCCAAACTGACACTCAGGGGCAGGGGCACCAATTCTTCTCGCTCCACCGCCGCCGACAACGCTGTGTTGTCCGCATACCGCTCAAGTCCTAGACGGTTAGCCTCGGCATTCTGGAGCACGAGGGATTCATGGGAGGGCGGGAATGCGCGATAGGGGAGGGGCTTAGGCTTACGCTTGTGCTTGGAGTGGGCGGCGGCGACAGGGCGAACCGATTGCAGGGCACCAGCAAATGGCACCAGCGACAGGAGCACGAGCAACGTTAGGCCGCGTCTCAAACTGGCTGACCTCCAGCGCCTACGCGATTCCGTGTTTCAGAACGTAGGCGACAACTTCTTCTGGGGCTATTCTACCATCGGCGGTGCCGTTTTGGATATGAATTACTGAAATATCTTTGGCTGCTTCTCGGTAAGCGTCGAACGAGGCTTCAACCCACTTACCACTGGGCGGGATGATCGCAACTGTGTGGTTTCCAACGAGATAGGTGTAGTTTTTCTTGCCGATCTGTATCCGGTACATGTTCCTCCTGAAGCGGTCAGAGATCGGAGGGCTTAAAAACCTCCCTCTAGTTTAATACCGAGATATTGCAGGACGGCTAGGAGTAGGGCGGGATTCTTTTCAAAATGCCCCAACAAAGCATTGCAGGAAATACACAACAGGCCGCGAACTTCACCCGTCTCATGGTTGTGATCTACGCATAGGCGCTTGCGCTTTTTACACATGGCGCAGCGGTGGTTTTGTTTTCGTAGCAACTCTTGGTATTTTTCTTCGGAGATGCCATAGTGCCATTTACGCATGTAACGCGAGATTTTGTCCTTATTTCGACCCCTGTAGGCACCATTCCCCTTGGCGGTACAGGCAAGACAGTGATTCGCTTTCCCGCTAAGGGTTGCTCGGTTATTTCCGAACAAGGCTAGGGTCAACCACGCTTCGCAGGCGGGACACCATTTCTCCTTGTCGTTGAATTTTCGGTTACGTCCCACTAAAGACCTTCCTCTTGAATGATACCGCAAACAGCAGGAAAATCCCCACGGCAAACTCTGGCGACCCCATAAACGAGCCGAGAATGAACCCGATGATCCACCCCATCGCGTTGAACACGAGCAGCTTTACGATGAATGCGGTCATGGGGTAGTCCATAAAGTGTTGAAAACAAGCCTAATATAGTTGCATATTCCTATCGTTTCCGCCCCGCTTTTGGGTATAATAGCGACATGGAAACCGAAGACAAGCAGATCGAATTGCAGAAGTTCACCGACGCCCAAGTCATCCTGCAATACCTCTTTGGCGGCAAGAGCACGTTCACTCTCCAGAGTGTAGCATCTGGTGAGCGTTTCACCTACAAGATTTCGGAATCCGCAAAGCGGGCGGGCGACAACCGTCCTCCAGTCTTCTTCGTCTCGGTCCTCACTGGACCCGACAACAGCGACAATTTCAGTTTCGTCGGCACCATCTTCGAGCGCAAGACCTTCAAGTTCAGCCCCAAGGCGGGGTATCGCGTGGACAGCCCCTCAGTGAAGGCGTTCTCGTGGGCGTTCTCGAACTTCGTCGGCAACATCGTACCGGACAAACTCGAATTCTGGCCCTCGTCACACTGCGCTCGGTGCGGTCGCAAGCTGACAGTTCCGACCTCGGTGCACAACGGCTTCGGTCCTGAGTGCATCACCAAGGTCGGCGTGGGCATGAACAATCAGCCTCTCAACAAACAAGCGGCGAGCGCCGAGGCATTCTCGGCGGCGGGCGGCACGCAGAACCCGTTGTTCCAGCAGGCGGCTACTCGACTGACGGACAGTTACAAGGTCGGTCATGTGGATGCCGATGCCGAGATTCGCCGCATGGTCAACGCTCTTCGCAGCTTCTCCCCTGAGAACTTCACCATGGACGGCGAAATGACTCAGCAGGAAGCCACGAATTTCTGGTTCAAGCGTTACAAAAAGCAGCCCTTAACCTCTGCGGAACTCGCAGAAATGGAGGCCCGTTAATCATGAAGTCCCTCTGGAATGATGAACGCGGACAGGATGTAGTCGAGTATGCGGTGATGTTGGCCGTGATGCTCGTGATCGTGATCGGCGTAATTCGGCTGATCGGCAGCAACGCCAGCAACGTGTTCAGCCAGATCGGTAGCAAGATCGGCAGTCAGTAAATTTGCAGTTCAGGAGATCACCATGACATACAAGGGAATGGAATTCGCCAGCAGCGTTACCGAAGACAGAGCGCAGTTTTCGGCGGGCAGCACACTCCAACTTGCCCCGCACATTTCCGACCGGGTGAAAGAGGCGTTGAACGCCCTGCCAATTTTCCAAGGTGCGGAAATGCACGAGTTGATGGCGGAAGCCGAAGCGAAGATGGGCGGCAAGCGCAAGGTCAGCGACCGCTTCACAGCGATGCTGGTGATCGCCGGAACCCGCGACCTGAACCACCCCGCGTTGCAGCGCAAGCGTGTTACGCGGGACGTTGGAATGCCACAGTACGCAAAGTAGTTGCAGTCGTCCGATTCTAGTTGTGGAGAAAATTCAAATGGGTACACGCAAGGTGAGAGACAAATGGGGTCGTGAAATTGCGATCTACAACGACAACGGATTCTACATCGCGATGCATGGCGGTGTGCAGGTTGCCGCAGGCACGAATGAGCAGGTGACGTTGTGGTTGACTCGGACGGCGGACCCAATTTCGACTTCGACTTTCTAGGGGGTTGTCATGAACGGACTTCTGTTACCACTGTTGCTGGTTCTCCTGAATGTGCTAGTATTCATCAGGATCAAGGCGTACAGGACGTTTCTCGAATTCCTGCCGCTCCTCCTCCTGATCGTGGTCTTCGCCGCCGAATGGCGAGATCGATTCGTGGCTTGGAGAGTGCTGTGAACTTGGACCTCTTCACTTACGACGTGTACTGGTCGCCTGAGGGTCGCTGCATAGCGACTGTGTTGGCTCTCACCGCACAAAAAGCCATACGGAAGGCACCGAAGCCCTATCGCAAGTATCTGGGCGAAATGTACGCCTATCGCGTCCTTCGCCCCAAAGAACAGTGCAACGGGGAATGGAATTGCAACCGTCACGCGGAGCATAGAAACCGATGAAACGTTCTCCTCTCAAAAAGCAATTGAAAGCCAAAGCTGCCCGGAGCCGGGAGCGAGTCGCCAAGGGGCGCAATCGTAAGCTGGTGATCGGCGACGTGACCTTCACGTACTTCATTGGCAGAGCGTTCACCGACATCCGTGGGCCGCAGGAGAAGTGGTTGGTCGGACACTGGACGATGAACAAGATGACGCAGGAGCAGTACGAAGACTTCCCCACGGCGAGCGTGGAGACGGGTTGCTTCTGCATGACCTGCGATTGCGGGGGCTGGCACCGCGACTCCTCACTGTGCATTACCCCAAGCAAGATTCGTGAATTCCTGATCGCTCACGGTGCCTCAACAAAGCTGGCGATGTCTCCAGCACGTAGGTCGCGAAAGTATGGGGCTGCCTAACGTTCGTAGCCAGTTCTTGTGGTGGTGTGGGACGGCATCGGCGGTTGGTCTGATCGTAGCGTGGTTCGGATACCACGCGAAGCCCGAGACACTCGGGTTCTGGTTGGTGGTGATGATTGTATTCTACGAAGGAGCATTCGAATGAGATTCATCGACGAAGTTTGCAACCTATTCGACGTGGAAGTCATTTGCGACATTGAAGAGGTCGAACACGATCCCCTCGGCGTGGACTGGACGGGGTTACGCGAGCCCGAGACGCGAGTGCGGCCTGTCGTAGCAATTGGATCACGCGGAGAACCCGGCGCGGGGCTGGTGAGTTTCGTTATGACGCCGTGGTTCAACAACCTCGAACAACTCAATGCTTTCTTGCAGTGGCATATCGAACTTCTACGGAAGCTGGATGGGGCTGACACGCCCGCTCCCTGCATGATCGACTGGAGTATCCCCTACTAAAAGTCCGGGTGACCCAAGTTGGGCTGTTCAGATTCGAACGGTACGTCTTCTTCCCACCAAGCCATAACAGTCTCGCTGCCTGCGGGAACCTCGGTGTATCCGGCATCGACCACGACGTAGTATTCCGAGGGCTTACGAGCCGCCTTAGCCTCCTCGAACTTCTTGTCGCTGGCGTCCAGCACGATGCACTTGTGGTGCTCTTGCGGGTCTTTCTTGTACAGGCCGATGGCGGCATGACCGCACTGCCCGCCTATCTTGTTCGCGCTCATCTTGAGGTTCTTGCGAACCAGCAGCTTTAGCTTTTTCATCGCCCGTCCTGATTCGACGTTGTTTCAGGGCACACTTTATGTTGCGTGATGCCCCACTTGGCGGCTATCGGCAGATGGCATTTGGTACAGTACACGGATGGCTCAGGTGCGTACCTTCTCTTGATGTCCGCTTCTACGGAGTCGTAATCCTCGTCATTGTGTCGGCGTTGTCCTAATCTATCGACCCACATTATTTGTCGCTCCAGTCGCTCCAATTACCCGGGCAAGAGCATGGGTTATCGGGGCATTCAATGCAGCCGCTCGATGTCGGCTGCGTGGTTGGTGTAGTAGTGGATGGTGTGACGCTGCAACTAACTTCCGCCTGCGGGGTCTGGAACTCCCAAGCCGTCTTCGGCAGCACCGTGCACAGGGCGTGGCGTGCCTTATCGTAGACGACGTTCAGGCTTGTCTCTTGATGATCTACCTTCCAGAGTGTGCGGTTGTTGGACGTGCGGGATACGAAGTCGGCTTCCCCTGTCTGGATTTTCTGAACGATCTCACGGCGGGCTTCTTTATTCAGCACAATGCCGTACCGCTCTTCGGCGGCAGCCTTAGCGTGCGCTTCGAGAATCTTCTTGGTCTTCTTCGACATGGGGTTCCTTACTAAGGATACCAGAAAACCCCAAGTTTAGCCAAGATGGTCGTTCAGGAGGGTGACACCGAAATAGTCGCAGTTCTGCCGCAAAAAATCGATGCATTCATGGATAGCGGCTTCACGGATTTGTTCGGGTGTGGCGTCCTTCGGGACAGGACGCAGGTCGATGGGCGTGTCGTAGCGGTCGATCTCAGTGCTCATAGCTCTCCAGCCGTCGCAGCAACTTAAATGCCGCACGCTGCGAAGAGTCCATGGTAACGTATTTCAACCAATAACGCCAGTGTTTCATTACAGCTTCTTGGCTTCATCCTCAACGTCGGTGACGGCTTCCTTGGCGTCAGCCTCAACTACGGGGACGATCTTGGCAGCTTCCGCCTTGGCATCGGCGATGATCTTCTCGGCTTCGGCTTTCGCATCGGCCTTGATTCCATCAGCCACGACTTGAGCGTCGGCTATGGTCTTCGTGACCTGTGCCTTGGTGTCGTCAACGATCTTCTGAGCATCGGTCTTGGCGTCGGCGATGATACCCTTGGCGACTGCCTTGGCGTCCTTGTCCACATCGGCGATATCGGCCTTTGCCTTCGGAGCGATCTTCTCGACCTCAGCTTCGACCTTCGCTTCACCGTTCAGGAATGCGGCGTAAGCGTAAGCCAGCGCCTCACCGAAAACGTGGTTGTGGAATTGAACGAAGGTTACCGAGCCTTCGAGGGTGTGCTGGACGCGAACTGCGTATACGCCGTCAGACTGCTTTTCGACGGTTGCGGGTACTGCCTGAGGTACTACTGTTGATGTTGCCATGATGCTCCTTAATTGATAACGACGCCGCTGGACGGGCGAGTTTCGAGTGCGAGATTGTAATTCGTGACAACGTAGGCTGTTCGCTTTGTCTTCCGTGCAACCTGAATCGCACGCTTGACCTTCTTCTTCAGCAGTCTCACTTCCGAAGTCGGGATGCCGGGGGCGTTGATTGAAAGGAACTCGGTTTTTCGATCCCAGCACATGTTCACCATGGCGACATCGTAGTTCGTGACGACGGTATATCTCGGATCGCTGAGCGCCTCCGCGTAGTGGCATTCCAGAGCCGTAACCTCCGAGGTTGGAATGTCGGGAGCGATAACGAAGATGAGGTTGACGTAGTTAGAGGGCACAACAACGGCCTTCATGCCTTTGTCTTTGCGAACGGTCTTCTTGTTGGTTTGCATGGTGTCCTTATGCCTGAGACGGATCATCTTCGAGGTCTGGCAGCAAAGCATCTTCTGCGAGACGTGTTACCCGTGGGTCTTCTGGAACACCATCCATATCGAGGATGTCCATGCCCGGAGTTTCGAGTTCGATTTCACCCACTTGAACTGTGTTGGGGCGGCGGCCAGCGGGATTCGTAACGGTAACTCCCGTCACAGGTGTCCTGCCGCTTACGGCTGCACGGCGGCTAAGTCCTGCTCCGCTGTGGTCGCGATTGACGGTGCGGACTTGGGTCGGGTCACGACGCGGACCAGCTTGAGGGGCGGGAACACCACTGCCGCCGCCAGACGCGGGAGCGACATGCACCCGAGCAGGACGACGAGCGATGGGAATGCTGGTGACTGTTTCACCGGACGAACCGTCGAGGGTTGTCGTAGTGGCGACTGGAAGAGGATGTAGGTGAACGGGTGTCGCCGAAAGGCTCTCAGCTTCGCGATTCACGTCCTCGACCAAGATCATGCCCATCATATCGGAGAGTTCTTTACTCGCCTTGTGTTTCTTGCAGGGTGAGTAAATGCCTTCGGCGATGGGGTCTTTGTACTGCGGGTCCTTGAACTCACGGACGGCCCTGCAACCACATTCGCGTTCCACGCTTAGCCGATGTACGTTTGTCTTTTCGACCTTCATAAGTGCCTCTACCCTTACAATTCCGTAGTGGGGTCCAGAGAGGGCTGCCCCATCAGAGTGAGTGCGAAATTCAGTGTTTTTAGGGCAATTTCGCGCTTCCTATCGCCCGTCAAACGCTTCGCAAATTCATTCTGAAAACGAAGCTCCAACATCGGGGCGTTCTCATCCTCGGCATCGCCAAGGTAGTAGAGCCGTTCCCCGATGGTTGGACAGAATTCCAGCTTCATTACGCCGTGACTTTCGCGTTCTTTTTCGCCTTCTTGACGGGCGCTGTCACTTGCGTGGCTGCTCCGTTGGTCGGCGCTGCTGTCGCTACTGGTGCGGGCGTTGCCGCAGGAGCAGCGGGCGGTACAGCGGGTGTGGCCTGAGCATCGACACCCTGTGCAATCACTGCCGGGGGTTCGGGCTTCTTCAGGTCGATGGGGAAGTTGATGATCTGGCGGAAGTATTGCTGGTTCTCGCCCTTCTCATCCTTCTGCTCAAAAAGTACCCCAAGAGATGATACGCCGGGTTGAAGCTGGCGCAGGTTGAGCTTGTCGGGCGTGGTGACAAATGGAATGGCCTCAGTTGCTACAACCTTCCCAGATTCGTCGGTTTGGTCAAAAAGAAATACGATCTTCATGTTGTTGCTCTCCTCATTACCTAATACCAGATTTTGTTGAAAAACTAGGGATTATTTTTACAGTCCCTTTGATGCCAAAAACACGTGGCTTACGAAGCCAGCGACGTAGCCAGCGATGAACCAGTGGCGCTTGGACTTGTTGAACTTGTCCGTCATCACTTTCTTCTCTTCGACACACTGGGCTTCATGATCGGTATCCAGTTTTGTCGCCCCTGTAACCGCCGTATTGAGCGTGGCTACTTGGGTGCCGAGATCGAAGATGTTCTTGTTCTGCTGGACGATCAATAGATCGTCGTTCGTCTTCAACGTGGTCTCGTTGGCAAGCTGCGCCGTCAGGACGGGGACCTTCTCCAACTGCTGAACCGTTGCGAGAGCGTTTGACGGGGTTACCGTGACGTTGTTGCCCGAACCAATCGCTCCTGTGAAATTCGTGCCGGGGGCAAGCTGTGCCCAACGGTCAACGAGTGCGGGAACGGGAAGCGTAGCGTCCGTGTGCTGTTGTTTCGTCAGAGCGGTCGCCAGTGCGGTGTTTGCCGCCACAAGCTGCTGGTTCTGAGCGGTTACCTTATCGGTGAGCGCCTGAAGTGCCAGCTTATCCTGTGCCGCCTGAGCCGCGTCCTTCTGGGCCTGAGCCGCGATAGCTGCGTTCTGTTGTACCTGTGCGGCGACAACGAGCTTCTGTTGCTGTAGGGCGGCACTGTCATGATCGAGGCGAATCTGGGCGTACTTGCCGTAGCCCCACCACAATGTGATGGCAAGGATGACGACGATGAGAAGCTTTTCGTGGTCGAGCAGGAAGGAACGAATCTTGCCGATTTCCCCGCCGTGTACTGGGCTTACCGCTTTTGGGGCTGCACTAGATGTTGTCTGGTCTGACATATCGATAACTCTCCCCTTGCACAGTTAATGGACAAAGTTGAAAATTCGTGCAAGCAAATTCTCGATCCAGCACACGCGAAATCGCATCGTACTCAACAGCGGCTCGAAGCTCACTATTCCAGTAGCTCACCCGTGCTTTACCGCTGCGACTAATACGCGACATCCACTTCTTGGAGTGTTTGTGCCATTGCACTCCCTTAAACTTGCTGCGACCATTTCGATTTTTTCGACGGTTCGCCTGATTCTGTGCTGCGGTACAGGCTCGAAGATTTAACTTCTGACAATCAAGCCCGTTTTGGTTACGGTGATCTACTAGCACCGCTGGATCGGCCACATCTAACACCAGTCGATGCAGCTTCACCACAGCCACGGCATACGCCGTCTTCTTCCGCTTATGAATGGACACCCGCCAATTGAATCTGGACAGGCGTTCGTAGTCTTCATCATCCACTAACGCGGAATATCCTCCGTTGAGCTTGATTTCTCTCATACAGAGTAATACTACAATTTCAGAACGGCGTAATCATTTCTCCAAAAATTCTCTGTTCAACTGTTTGTGCAGGAGATCGAGAGACTGAATCGATAGGTCCAGAGCAATCCTGTGGGTGACGCGGGTTTCCGCATCCCACTCGGACGCGCTGTCTCGGGCATCAATTAAGAGTTCGCAAGCTTTATCTTGCGCTTTAACTGCCCTTTTTAAGCGGGCAATTCTTTTGGTTTGCAGTCGTGTCATTTCTCTCTTCCCAATTTGCGGCGAGACCACAACACCAACATACCGGGTAACATCGTGTCCTTGTTCGGATTTTCGAACTCCTCGCGAAGGCATTTCGGTAGCCGTTTGATTTCGCCGACATTAAGCGAAAGAATCTCCAATCCACCCGGCAGGCGGAAAGAAAATCGCCGTTCGAGCGGCAACCCCACGACATCGATCCCAAGCGTCAGACCATCGGCGATCTTCTTGACAAGTTGACGTTCTTCTCTCAGCATTTACTTCGTTGCCCTTTCCTTAAACCGAACGCAGGTGCATGGGCCTGAGTAATTCTTGGCGACCCACGAATGAATCTTGTGGTTGCTGGTCCCACCGCACCGTCCCCAAGAGCCCTTGGACGTGACCTTGTGCTCTGACCGCGTGTGGTAGCAGGTGTTGCATGTATCGGTGCCCAGCTTCTTGCGCTTCTTCGGGCCTCGGGTCTTTTTTTCGACGACCTTGACTTCAGTCGCGGCGACCTCTTTGATGTCCTTGCCTTTACGGGCCTCTTTCGAACGCCCGTCTTTGCAGACTTCTTGGGTTAATACTGGGATTTTGCACTCAGTATCCAATTTAGCGATCTGATTGGCAGAAAACTTGAATTCCTTGCCGTGTTTGTGGATCACGTCACGGTAAGTGTTAAGCTCGGGGTCCTGTTTTTTGAAATAGTCCTTCATCAACCGATCCTTGATGATGCAGTAGATGATGAACAGGTTCTTCGGAGCCTTGATCTCCCCCGATTTGAGGTTTTGCATCACAACCTTAGCGATCTCAAGCGGGTTGTGCTTACCCTCAATCAGCACGAGCTTCTTGACCAGTGCGGTGACCGTGCGCTGGCGAGAATGGCGCTTGGGCTCCTCAGCCTTGGCTTGCTCTTCCAGAACTTCGACCGTGGGCATAGTCTCGTCTAGATGCAGGTCTTCCGCGATCAACGCCGACGCTATTTCTTCGCCCAGTTCATCGAATAACGCATCCACCATCGGGCCGAAGTAGTACACCCTTCGGTTCTCGGGGACATTGGGCAGGTTCAGGAGGTTGCGGATCGGGGTCTCTTGCAGGATGTACTTGGTGCGGAGGGTGATCCTGACCATCGCCGAACCGTCGCCGATGACCTCCACGACGCCGCAGAAGTCGCGGCATTCACCGTTCAGGATACGGACAAAGCTGCCAACCTCGATCCCGATAGCCCGCTGGCGATGCTCTTCTTCCGCCAGAGAGATAAGACTCTGCACGTAAGCGTCCTCTACGGAGATGGCCTTCGATGGGCGGTTACAATCGCCCTCGGTGACCAAGCCGCAGATGCCTGTGATTTGTTTGAGCCGCAGGAGGGCGGGGAAGCTGGTGCTGCGAACGAACACGTACTGCACCGTGCCCAATTCGAAAACATCGAGATCACGCTTTTGGACAGGGATGAAGACTTCGAGAGGCTCATCACGAAAGATGCCCCCGACTTCTCTCCCCAGCCGCTTCATAGTGGGCTCGACGGTCTTGTCTGACCTAAGTTCCGCCATGTACCACTTTGTGTTTTTGAGCTTTTCGGTTGGGCCGTATTCGAGAACCATGAAGGCTAATACTAGATATAGGGTAAAAATACTCTATAAACTGAAAATTATTTCCCTAGATATAGGTAAAAGTGGTATGATGGTCATGATGCCACGAAAAAGGTACAAAAAGCCACCGACTCGAATCCATCTGGTGCGGTTCTTGCACCTTCTCTTGGAAGAGTGTGTGCCCGCACGGATAGAGGAACTGGTGAAACGTGTGGAGGGGGGAGAAACTGGAGAATCGGGACGTGCGTGGGAGATTGCCAACCGCCTTATGAAACCGACACCCGGACAAGAACGGGCAGCGGCAGGAGCGAGGGCAGCGATATGAGAGTTGTCTATTTGGTGGGGAACAAACCGGAGAGGAAGTACAAAATCGGGGTGACCACCGACATCAATCAGCGGCTTCGGGGGCTATCTACAGCTTCCCCCATAAAAATCGAACTCATTACAGTGTGGTTTTACGAAGGATATCGAAAGCTGGAGAAATATCTCCACACCCAATTCCACGCCAACCGTCTGAACGGGGAGTGGTTTCAACTGTCGGAGGAAGACATCAGCCGTTGCAACAATCTAGCGGTAAGGTACATGGCCGCGAACCCCATCGAGAAGCAAAAAGAAAAGTCTCGCCAAAAACGAATTGACAAGGCAGTCGGGGTGGTCGTCCTCGCTAAACTCAAAGCCCACCGAGCGAAATTACTGGCTGAAATCGAGCAGGTTAAGGGTGAGATCGCCGAAATTACCACCGCATAATCAATAACTTAGGAGGAACTAGCCAATTTTTCCTTATGCTCCGTATACTTGAGCATGACAACAAAAAAGCCACGCTGCAAGCACAAACGTATCAAGCGGTTTCGTTTTTCCACAGGCGAGAAAATCGCGTGCTGTCCCGATTGCACGCGGTTTGATCGGAAGCGTCGGCGGATTCTGTGCCGCGTTAGAGTGCCGATCCCACGCTGATTACATCGGATCGTCTTCGTACCCATCAGCATCGCCAGACGGCACAAAGACGTGCCGTTCGGCGGCTATGGGTTCATCCTCCGTCTCCTCGACTGGAATACCTGCGGCGGCGACCTCTTCCATATCTTTCACCAGACCGTCCAGCATAACCTCGGGCTCATCGCTGAGGAACTCCGCGACTTCCTGAGCCGCCACGACGCTGCCGACTATCTCGGCGGGCTTGGCTGGGGGGATGTCTTCCACGGCTACGCCCTCAGGCGGTGCGACCAGCAAAAGCTCCTTGATTGTACCCATGGTGCTGCCAAATGCCCCGCCCTGCGCTTTCTGAGCCCGTACACGAGCCTTCCTCTCGGATGGGGTGCCGTGGAGCTTCAGAAGCTCGAACGCTACCAGAGGCATGATATTGGACGGCAGGTTGGGCGTGGTAGCCCATTTGATGAACAGGGCGGTGACATCGCCCGTTTCCGGCAGGCCCACGAAAATCGGTAGGATGCTGGGGTCAGTCTCGGCGAAAACCGCCCTGCCGTAGACCGAGAACATCATCTCAATTACCTTGGCTGGGCGGGCCTTCCTGCCCGCTTCGTCCGCCAGTTTGATCGCCGCTGCTTGGTCCTTCGCCGCAATAGCCAGCATCAGCTTGACGCACACGTCTTCGAGGCTCGTATCGAGAATGACCTTGACGTGCTCGGTGCTCACCAACCCGAGGGCGGCAGCCGAACCAAGAACGTTGACGGCATCCCTGATGATCCCTTTGGCTTGACGGGCGATCAGCCGCAAGGCGTCTAGCTCATAGGTTATCTCGTTACGGTTGGCAACGTTCGCCAGCAGACCGACAATGGTATCGGGGTGGACTAACTCAAAAGGAATCTGGGTGCATCGACTGCGGATGGTGCCCGCGATACTGTCCGCCTTGTTGCTCACGAAGATGATGCTCGTGCAAAAGTTCCCCTGTTCCAGCGGCTTGAGAAACACGTCCCAAGCCTCGGAGCTAAGGCGATGGGCCTCGTCGATCACGATGACCCGACGCTTGCTGTAATTGGGGGTTTGAGTGCCCCAAAGTTCCATGATCTCGCGAGCTTTGTCCACCCCCGAATACAGGGCGGCGTCAATCTCCTTGAAGTCTGAATGGCTGTCGATTCCGCCCTCCGCTATCGTGAGGCAGGAATCACACTTGCCGCAACCCAACGGGTCTTTGCCTGTACACAAAAGAGCACGAGCCAACAAGTAGGACGTTGTGGTCTTCCCGACGCCAATGAAACCATAGAAAAGGAACCCTTTGAGCATTAGGTGCTTGTTGTTCAGGATGGCTTGGAGAACGGTGATCGCCCGTGGCTGTCCAACGACAGCGTTCCATTCAGACGGACGTTGGGCGATAAGGTTCATAAGGTATGATACTCAGCTTCCCCAAAGGTGCCGAGTCAGTATGATGCAAAGTGCGGAACCGCCCATGCCGCCGATAGTGAACGCCAAGATCGACGACCCGCTCCGTGCCTTCTCATTCTCGATCTGGAGCTTGTTGATGACTGTACTTTGCAGCACGATAAGACCATCGGTAATGACCGTCCAGACAATGAAGCCCTTGGCAAGAGCGCGAAAGTTCGTGGCGATGATAAAGAACGAGGTTAGCTCCATCATGGCGCAGAAAAAGAATCGAGCGACAGGGTTCTGGGGCACCTTGATCTTGGCGATCAGGTCGTCAAGACGCTGCGGTATCGCAAGCTCTCGAAAGAACTTCCCAAAGGCGGGGAACAGGCTAGAGATTAGGAACATGACCACCCTGCGTCTAAGGACGGATCGCTGTCAAACAGCACTCGCTCGTAATGCACGCCGTCGAGCGGGACCACAAAGTCGAGGTAGTCCACGATTCGCCTATGATATTTGTCGAAATGCTCAGCCGCAACTTGGTAATCGGGCTGATAACTTCGCACAGAGTAATAGTATACACCAGAATTCCCCACGTTGCGACTCCGCAGGAATCCCGGGTAGGCAACCGCAAACTCTTCCAGTGCCAGTTTCCTGTTATCCACTGACGTTTTCGGGAACAAACCCATGCGCTGGATACCGAGGTCGAATTTCCAGTGGGCCTCGAAGTAAATGCTCGGTCCTGCCATTAACGGCGATTCAACCTTCACACGAATCGGAGTCCACTTGGCGATCTCAAGGAAGCCCCTCGTGATGTCGCCCCACTCCAATGCTTCCTCATCAGTGTTGAGGATGCCCTTCTTGGCGAGCATCAGTTGCAGAGGGTATTTTCCTTGATTGAGTTCGATGAGGTTGGCTTTACAGAGGAGGGCTTTACTGCGACAGTGGTCGTTGAAGGCTTCGAGGCGGTCGTTTTCCGCGACGGTTATGTGCAGTTCATAATACGGCATTTAGTACCTGTTGAAATCGTCGATAGCTTGGTTCATCGCTCGCTGACCTTCGGGCGTGCCGAGAGGATCGAGGCTGCGCTTCCACGCAGGCCACTGTTCGACTTCTGCACTGACCTCGTTCAACAGGGCAGCGAGTTCCTTGCTTACCTTAAATGCCATTGAAGCCCCTCATTTGATCTTCGAACTTCTTAAAGAATTCTGCCTCTTCCTCGGGCAGCACAGGCGTCTCAATGTACTTGATGAGAGCAGCGGGGTCACCACCAGCCATGAGGTACGCACGCACGAGACTAGGCATCGGATCAGCCATTGTTCACGCTCTGGGCAATGGTGTAAACCCGTTCACTGAGCTTGCGGATTATATTCACCGCATCGCATATTTCCTTGGCGTCGGCCTCCGAGTGTGCGTCACAGAAGCGCCTCTCGCCGTCGTATACCCACCAACCTTGGCAATAGTATCCGTCGTCAACGTACTTGTAGGTCAACATCAGTTGCATTCCTCGACGTGGAAGGGCACCGATGCTTGCGCTTCCTCGAAATGTCTGGCAAGGTTACGTGCTTGCTCCAGCCCCTTGACGAACGCCTTCTCAAACTCTTCGCCTTTGCCGCTCTCGCCGCGATGAGCTTCGTGCCACTTGATTTCCTTCGTGATGAGATCGGTGATGGGGGTGTACATTAGGCGCTCCCCTCGGGCTTGGGCTGTTGTGCCATCTCGCGCACTTGATGAGCCGCTTTCGCCCTCAGCACCATGCTGTATTTCATGAAAGCATCGATGGTCATATCGCTCATCTCGTGCTGGTAAAGGCCGAGATCGCGTGGGTCCACCCAACGAACTTCGCTGAGTTCGTCTTCCTCGGTGAAGGTCGAACGCAACACGCCGCCCTTAGCTTGCCCACTCACATAGATCACAAGACGATGCTCGTCAGGTGGGTTGACTTTTTCGGATAGGAAGAGCATCTCCTGATTGCCGACTTCGATGCCAGTCTCTTCCTTGATCTCGCGGGTGGAGGCTTCCTGAATGGTTTCGAACGGCTCGATCTTGCCGCCCGGAATGATCCACTGACCTTTGGTCTGTTCCTTGGTGGACTTTCCAAGCAGGACGTTGTGCCCCACGTTGATTACGATTGTCGCTACTCCGACACGGGGTAAATTTTCACTCATCTTCGATCAACCTCGATTCCTTTACTTTCTGGGAACACACAGCCACAGTACGTGCACTCAAACATCCGTTCGTCGGAATCGTGTGTACGGCACAGCGTTGCCACGTGGTATGCGGGAAATCCAATGCCGATGTGGTGCGGGCAATGCGAAACCCACTCACTCATCCGCCGACTGTACGGCAAGCCCTCTTTTGCCCAGCGTTGGTGCGTAACGGCGAAATCCTGACAGCAATTGGGAGCTTTCTCCACGATCTGTTGGAGAACCGCCAGCCAACCCCGCGAGGGGTCAACGGCCTGTGCATAGAAAGAGGCTATGCGGCTCTCCTCATCTTTGCCTTCATAGGCTTCAACGTGGAAATCCACCGTACCATCTTTTCGCACGTGCTCCGGTTCAATTGCGAACTTCATCGTGAGCCTTCAACGCCTTGCGGAACATCTTCGCCATCCACTCACACTGTGTCTTTGTCTCCGTGTAATCCAGCCGAAAGGACTGGACGCCCTGACTGACCTTCACGGTGAACTTCAACGGATCGTGGTATGACCGAACAACTTCAACTTTCATAACTCCGTAACCTCAATGATCTCGGAGGTCACGATTCGCTGCGGGTGATCCACGGTGGTGAACTCCATGAACATGCCACGACCTATGAACTTGGTACGAATCATGCTACTTTCTCGTGTGTATATGGAGCCCACGATGCTGCCCTTTGTGGGGACGGGGCAGTACGTCGCGTTGCCCTGAATCAAGACCCCATCTTCAAGCTTCTCGATCTCGTACCTTGTGTTCTTGGTCTGGGCGATCACCTTGCCGCCGACAGGTAACTTGTTCAGATCACACCCGCCCTGAAGCTCACTCTCTGCATGAGCCCGGTTAAGCTCGGGAGCCCAATTTGGGTGCGGTTCGAACACCTTATGCCTCGGGTGCGTCCTTGGACATCTTTTGCATGATCTCCAACATCTTCTGGTATTCTTCAGCCTCAAAAACTTCTGCGAGGAGCATCACATGAACATCTTCTTTGACGCTCATTTCTTTCAACTGCCGTTCCGCCGCCGCATCATCCCCCGCAATAACGAAGTCGTAGAACGCGGAACGCATCGCTTCAAGGTCCTTCGCCGACCGCTCAAGGTACGCCTTGATCCAAACGAGAAGCTTCTCCTGATCTACTTCCGATGGCTTCATCCTACCTCCACGGTCTCTTTCGGCAAGCTCTCTTCCGCGAAGATACGCAGACCGAACTTTTTCTTGTCAAGGCCGAGGGTTTCGGTCACATTATCCGTGAACATAAAGATCGCCGATTCCATCTCCACGAGCCACTGGCTCCAGTAGTAGGCGATCTCCAGCGGACCAGTCTGTGCCTTGGATGCCGTCTTGACCACCTTCTTGAACCCCGGCAGATCGAAGCCACGAAGCAGTCCTGCCCCGACTTCGAGCAGGTTGATGTTGTCGTTCAGGTCGAGAGTAAACAAATCCTTACGAATCTGCTTTTCGCCGTTCTTGGTGAGCTTAGAATCGAGGGACTGGAAGATCACAGCCGATGCCGCCACTTCCGAATCCTCGGAGAGTCGCAACAGGCTGAACGTCAGGCTGGCTCCCGCTGTTCCAATGGGATCGGCGGGCTTGTACAGGCGGATACGGGCTGGCGTAGTAAGACCGCACCACTGCCCTGTATCCAGTTCGCTCAGGGCGTAGAAGTTGCTGACGATGGATTCCATCATCTTGTCGTCCATCTTCTCAATTTCGTCCTTGCGGAAACGCTGGAGTTCCTCGGCACGTTCCACCATCTCGTTGACGAATTTCGTGTTCTCATTGACGACGTTGAGGAACCTGTTCACCCAATCGTGGCTGCCGAATTGCCATACCACGGAGAAGGTCTCGCCGCCGAGTTCTTGCAGGATAGTCTGAGCAGTTTCTACGTCTTCCTCGGAGGCGGCTGCGACGTACACCCGTTCAGTCGTGAAGTTCACGAGCACGGGGAACTGTTTGCGCTCGACGACGGCGGTAGAAGTGACTGTCGTTTCGACGGCCTTCTTCTCGTCCTTGTTCAGGAACTTGAAGGGTTTGCCCATATCGTCGTAAGCGATCTGCTCTTTCTTCGAGGCGGCATGGGTCACGTCCTTCTGGTCATTCGTGCAGAGCCAGAAACCGATGGCGTGATCGCTCAGCTTGAAATCGGCACTGGAGGGATCGGTCAGATTGTTGTTTTCATCCGCACGAGGATTCGCAAACGGATTGATGCCAAAGGTTGGAATTTTTTCCTTCTTAGCTTTTGCAACGGCAACTTCTTGACTGAGATCATGGAAGTTGTCGAGACCGTCGATGACGGCCTGCTCCGTGGATTGCTTGATGCCGAATACTGCCCAATTGCCGCGACCAAACATGACTACTCCTTATTCGCCTTCTCGATTAGTTCCTTGGGATTGGCAACCTTGTCCTTGCCCGAGAACTTGGGGGTTGACGCCAATGAAACTCGCTCGTTCTCAAGTTGCCACTGCGTCTCGGTCTGAGCTTCATCCTCGGGGAGGATCAGAGCCCGCACCCTATCCGCACTGGTGCGATAGTTCTGAATAACATCAGCCAGAGTCACTGAGACAGGTTTCCCGTCTTTCCGCGTGTGGCCGACCACTTTGTTTAGCTTGCCCTCGTATCGGAGAGCGAGATGATTGGCTTTCGCGTCGTATTGGTTGGCGATCTGCTGGAGTCCCATTAGTTCACCGTCGATTTCTTGGATTTGAGTTTCTTGAGTTCTTCTTTGTTCGGGCTGGTGTAGGTGAATTTCTGGCCCTTGGCATTGGTGATGTCGATGCTGCCCCCACCGCCGTACTCACCACCCATGAATACCCAGTAAAGTTCCCTGAGAACAGCGAAGTCGGTCGGTCGTGAGGCATTGAGTTCGAGCTTACCGACCATCTTGGTCAGGCAAGGATCGACACCGAGAGCGGCGGCGATCTTCTTATCCGTGCCGCGTTTGAAAGCTTTGGATTTTACGGAACCTTCAATGTGCATTACTGTCTCCCCCGCATGTATGGTGCCAACTCACGCGGAACGCCAGTCCCTAACCCGATGTGTCCGCTGTGCTTCTTACGACTCCACCAGTGCTCTTTAGGGCACGCCCAAAAGAACACGGAAGCTATGCCGCAGGAGATGTCGTCAATCAGCATTCGGTGCCCACAGATACAAACAGGGATGGTTTCCATTTTTTCTCCGATGCTTCATTCTACCACTATTTCGGGACGGACACAATAGTTTGGAAACATTGATGCTGTTGCGCGGCACTCGTGATGCTCAACGGCCCGCCGCAATCCGTGAACGTCATGCTCATCCCACACTCAGGGCAGAACACGACCACCGAAATCTGCTCCTGCGGAGTGATCGCGACATAATACGTGAAATCTGCCAGCTTCTTCATTTTAGTTTTTCAACGGATCGCAGCAACGGATCGCAGCTTGGCGCTTCGTTGCGGAGACTGCGGGTTTCCGGGGTCGGGATCAAACAGCCCTGACCGCTGGTCAAATTGTCGAACGCCTTCAGCCCGCCGCTCAGGATCGGGAACTCGGAAGACGACTTGCCAGCCAGCCGCTCGATGTCAGAGGAGCGACCATAGATCATCAGGCAACGAGTGAGCAACGAGATGACCTTGATGATGCGGATACGCACCGAGCCGCCATCTGGTGTAAAGCTCGCCATCGCGCTAGGGATTTCGTCGAAATACTTGGTCGCGAAATCGTGGAAATCGGCGACACCAAACGGCTGTCCCGCAGGCCCCGTGGTGCCCGAGTGAACATCGCAGTCGTCAATGCCCGGGACGACGGAAACCTTACGGCTGCCCTTGCCCCAACCACGGGCGTATTCGCTTTCCTTCTTGACGCACTCCATAACCTGCTCGAATGTCATTGGCATACTATTTTCCTACCTTCTTCATGATGAATTCACGAATCGTGTCGTTAATCAACTCGTTTAGGTCGTGTTGGTACAACGTGATGAACGCCTGCGCTTGGACAGAGGTAAAATCCGTTTTGCGAACGGACTTACCCAACTCACGTATCTGCCCGAGGGTTACTTCCGCCTTTAGAACGGGTTCGGGAGGATAGTGATGGCGGCTGTACTGCGTCTCGTCGTCAATTGGACATCCACGGCTCATAATGCCTAATACTCCGTTTTACCGCGCCTTTTTCTCCAAATAAGCGTTGCTGACCATCTTGACCATGACACGTCCCAGCTTGTAGTGACGGCGTTCCAAGAGAGGTTTAATGACAATCCCCTCGCGCATGTGGTTCGCCCCCAAAATAAGGGACGGCCCATCGGCGAGCTTCTGGAGCTTCTCAAAATCAAACGGCATGATCCCGAAATCAGGCACACGCTGATCGGGGTGGAAAGATGCCCTGAACTGTTCGGCACCCACCCACTCGCTGCCGTTCAAAATGTCGAAGGCACGGAACCAAAGCTCTCCCTGCTTGGAGCCGTACTTGAGGTCGCCCACCCAACCGAAGTTCTCCCCATACAGGACTTGCTCCTGATTGTCGAAGCACCACTTCGGAATCCATGGGTTCTGATCCTGCACTCTCCACCAGTTGGAGCCGCCTTCTTTCTTCTTCCATTCCTTGCGGGAGCCCGCGTGCATGTCCACGTCACAAACGGACTTCACCGCCCCACCGGGGCTTTCTTCCCGACGCCATTCATTGTTACCCATCGTAGCGACAAAGCGGGCATTCCGTCCGTCCAACTTCTCACTCACATAGACCAACTCACCAGCCTCAAACAGGCTGGCGTACTTGTACACGCTCTCCACATCGTACATCGGGGCGTACACGCCTCCGGGCGGCGAAGCCACGTCGTCTCCCGCGTGCTTCCGTCCGCCTTCGATCTCATCCATTGTCGGAGGCTCGTAATGTGTAATTCCCAGAAGCTCGGCTACGTCGTCGCCCACCTGTGCACCTTCGGGGCAGGGGAGTAGCATCCCCATGCTGATAACGCCACGGAGCTTCCTCACAGCCACACGCAGGTACTTGGTGTTGGCGTCGATCTTGGCTTCGATCTCCGCGAAGCGTACTGCCGCCTGATCGGGAGTAAGGGTTCCAGACGTAACCATCTCCCTGACTTCATCGCGTTCTTTGCGGAGGTTAGCGGTTTCCTTTAGGAAGCGGAACTCGGGCTTGTCGGGCAGCACGGAATCGGGCTGCACGTATGCGGCCTTAGTCACACCTTCCCAGTCCGCTGTTCGCACAACGCACGTGAAGTTGTACACCCGCACAATGCTGAGTGAATCAGCATCGGGGTGCTTCTCCATCTCAACATCGACTACTTCGACCTTGTGTGTATCAACGCCCATGTTTAGCCTCCCTTCCTATACGTTGCCATCGTCGTCATCCTTGTGGTATCCGTCGTTTCCCCACGTGGTATCTTTGGGGCCTTTACCCGCAGCTTTCAGAGCCTCTTGTGACGTGGAGATAAACTCCTTGATGCGCCCACGAAATTTCCCACGGTAGACCGTGACGAGTCTGTCGAAAAAATCGGGGTCTTTGAAGCGAGAGCGGAACTGCTCCATGTACTCATCGACCTGATTGTCGGCTTCGTACAGGGCTATCTCACAATCAACTTCATCGAAGACGTGAATCTGGCGGGCGAAAGTGGGCCTGTTAGGGTCGTCTCGGACTTCCGCATTGACCTGAAAAAACGTGGTCACGTCCGTGCTAATATCGTCGCTCATATAGGATAATACCAAACACCGCGTTAACGCAAGCCATTTAACAGCGTTTTAAGCTGCTGAGCAGTGTCATAATTCTTGAGAGCCTCGCTGGGGTCGGGTGCGGGACAGGGTAGGTTGTGGCACTTCATCATGGGGATGGATTGAAAATCCCGTGATTGATTGCGAGCAGCGGAATACCCCTTCAAGTCCAATTCGTTGTCGTACATGAAATACAGTGTGTGAATCCCGAGCAGCCGCAAATAGGCTTGATGCTCTTTCCCGATACGCTTCGTCAAGGGACAAAGAACGGGAGCATCGGGAGACACGAGGCGGCAAGCCAAGAGATCGTGCGGACCTTCTACCAAAGCAGCCACGCCCGTTTCAACGATAGTTCGAATGGTACGCAGGCTGTTCCCCAACCATTGCGGGCCTGTGGGCTCTATGCCCAAACGGTAGTATTTCTTACCGTAGTATGGGCTGCCTTCGAGCGGGTTGCTCTGGGCGTAGTTATACTCACCCTCCGTGTCCATGATGGGGAACAGGAACATTGGTCCGGGGGACAGGACTTTGGGAATGTAGACGACCTTGAGTTCGGTCAATATCCGATCAAAGTTAGCGTCAATGAAGCTGCTGGCAGGCTTCCAGCCACGCAGGTCGATGAGCTTGTCCCGAGTGGCACTCAGCTTGGTGAACGGCTTCCCACGTTTGACCGCATCCTCGTAGAGGGCGTCAACCCTCTCCATAAGCAGCGGGATGTTAACGGGTTCCATTACTTACTTGGTCCCTTGGGCACGACGGGACAATCTCGCATCAACTGACGAATAGTTGCTCTCTGCCCTGTTATAGTTTGGTTCTGGATCATCTGAATCCCGAGGCAGCACAGCACCGCCAGCATCAACAGGACGCTTACCACTTTGTACGTCGTCAGGCTGGACTTTAGCCGACTCACTTCGACTTGGGTTTGCAGCGGAACTTCCGGCTTCCACATGTTTTTTCTCCACTTTAGAGACGATTTCCTCGTCTACTCGTTTTTCTTCGTCGAACGCGCCTAGTACCCAGAAGAATACTACCACATCTCGGTAGTCCCTGAGAAGGGTCCCCGGATCACGAAGCTCTTCGGCAAACTGAGCCGCAAGTTCTTCCTTGGAGTACGCTGGCTTGAACTTCTCGGGATGGATGCACTTGTTTGGGTCAATGGATTCACAGCCCGAGCAACCCGTGATCTTACGGCCCATCATTTCCGCCATGGCGCAATTTCCGGGGCAGGGATTGAGGTTCCGCGAGAGGAAGCGACGACGGTGCCTATGTATTAACTCTCTCGCTCTCGCTATAATTTCCTCTGGCGACTTGAGTTTGATCTTTTTGAGTAATGGGTCCATGTGGGCAATAGCCATATTTTCCTAACGAGAAGTTGCAGTTCATGCACAAAACCCTAAATCCTTGAGGATAATTGTTTCTCTTCAACCAATTGTAAATCGTCGTTCGAATTTCCTTGCGGTGTTTATTCCCACCGCCGTGTGGATGGTCAATGGTCAAAAATTCAAAATGATTTTCGCCACAACACTGACATATACTACCGTAGTGATCCAGCACTTGTTGTTTCAAATGATGGCGACTTACTTTCGCTGTTTTAGCGTCAGACCTCTTCCTGTGAGGCTGATTCCGCAGGTCTCTCTGGCAGGACTTACAGATTCGTTGATTCTTGTGGAACTCAATATCGTCTTTATGGCATTTACGACAGATCGTCCAGTCAACAAATTTACGTCCCTTGTTCCACGCTGGATGTCCTGTTCTCCCTTTCAAGGGCGAAACACGCCCCTGATTCGCCAAACCGATTTTACGCCGCGTTCCTTCAAAGCATCGAGCACAATGACACCCTTTCTCATGTTTAAGATGGGCCATCTATGGGTTCACCTTCAGCAGCGGATCGTTCATGGAGGAAACTCTTCAACGTTTCTAGCTCCAACCCCTCGACCTTGCGGAGAATTGGGGGCTTGCCGCCCTTCTTGGGGCAGCCGCATTTGTCTCCCGACCCGCACGCACCGCAAAGCACCTGATAGATCGAGTCCGCAGCGTCCGCGAGAATGGGCTGGTGGGTTACTGCCAGTATAGTGTATCCGTGCTTATCGGTCAACGTCTTAAGCAAGGCCGAGACGGTGGGCAGATATTCGGCGGATACGTTGCTGAACTGCTCGTCCAAGATCATCAGCTTGGCGAGTTTGAACCGTTTGATGAGGATCAAACGAAGTAACAAGGCGATGACGTTAACTACGCCGCCGCCATAGGATTTCATTGGGTCGTAGGGCTCGCCGCCGTCCTTACTGACCAGCAGGCTGTAGGTGTTGCCTCGTGCTCCCGACTTCTTATCGACCACGAGGGTTAGGGTGGGATCGTCAAAGACCCGGCGTAGGCCATCGCTCACGATACTCTCGATCTTGCCGATGCCGTTCGCTGAGATGACTTGGATGCAACGGTCAATGAGTCCGACCGCTTTGACAAGCTGGGTCTTCTCGTCCTCCAACTGTTTGATGCGCCCGCCGAGCCGAACTATGGTCTGAGACTCATAGTCAAGCTGTTGGTCGAGGCGTTCGACAGTAGATCGAACGGAAGCAATACGCGAAACCAGTGCTGCATCCATGCGACCCCTTAGGAGATGATCTTGCCCGAGTTGAGACGAACCTCGCTAACCTCATGGCGAAGATTGCTGTGTATTTCCACAGTCTCGATACCCTTGGGCTTTTCAGTACGGATTTTGAACGAAATGATCCCGTCGTTGCCGTACTTAACGTCGTCAACGTTATGGTGAACGTTGACACACGTACCGCCCGAGAACAACTTGACTGTTGTTGTCGCCGACATGGTTAGGCCACTTTGACGGATACGACAGCGAACGCGCCCATGATGCTCGATGAACCCGACACGGAAATCAAGGTCTGACCCTCTTCATTCACGATCTTGTCCAGATAAGCCTCAAGCTTGTTGCTGTCAACGGTCTGTACGTGATGCTTGCTCTTCGGTGCTGGGGCTGCTTTTGCCACGGTTGGTTTCCTCTTTGCTTTCGGTTTAGGCGTTGGTGCTGCCTGTGGTGCTGCAACGGCGGGTACTACTGCCGCTGCCTTCTTTGGCGCTCTGGGTGCCTTCGGTGCTTTGGCGGCAATGGTTGGCTTTACCTGCGGCGGGGCGTCGTCAAAGGTGATGTCCAGTTCTTCGCCATCCTGATCGTCAGGCTGCAAATCGGCTGGGTAATCCATGTCGTCTAGTTCGCTGCTCATAAAGCCTCCATTGATGCTTAATACTCGGTTACGGGGAAACATTTACAGCAAAATTGCCACGGGTGAACCGAAGCAGTGGGGACGTGTCGTTTGGCACGTCGTAAAACACGATTTTGTCATCTTGAGCCTGCTTGAGCGTGTTGACGATCAGCTTCGCCTGCCCGCCATTGATACGAAATTTCGGCCAGTCCAACCCCTCATCCAGAGTCCACTGTGCGGGGTTCCCGAACTTGTCCTGAATCGTGATGCCATCTCTCGGGCCCATACCCACATATTCCGTATCCCCGATCAAGCCCGTGGCTGCCGATAAGCCCCAGAGCAATGCGCTGGCAGTAAACTGGCAAACCTCGGTGCCCGGAAGGGTCATACGACGAAATAGGCGTTCGTCAGGACCCTGACCCTTCATGTAGACCGTCAAGCCTTCGACCGCAGCACGCCAGTAGCCGTTTTGAGAGACATACAGGTCTTCGACCACCGCCTCGCCGCTGATGAGCTTCAAGAATGAAAACTTGGGGCTAACATCCGCCGTGAGTGGCAGGAATTCAGCGGTTCCGCTATAGACGAGGGCTCCCACGTTCGTAGGAATCATAACCATCCCGTTCGAGATCGTGGGATGTCCCGAAAGGTTGGTGATATGGCGCACATCCAAACCTGAAAATGTGTTGGGCTTCAGTTCAAGCGACCGTCCCGTGGGCACGTGCCGTATTTGCCCCGCCTGCCCCCTTTGGACGGTATGGACAAACATGGTAGTGGGGAAGCCTCCATTGATCGCGTACAGGCGCAAGACGCCGTTCTGTGCCACGCTCAGGTCTACATTGTCTGGCAGGTATTTCAGGTATTCCAAGAAGTGTTGCAGGTCCACGAAAACCTCTTCAACCTGAAAATTCTTGGTGTGGGCGAATCCGTTGGCGCTTGAACGATAGAACTCGGGCTTCCCCTCGACGAATTGAACTGCAACGTAAGGCGACCCGATTGGGTCGAAAGATGACAGGAGTTTCAGGGTCTTTTGAAGCTCGGTCTTGTTAGACGAGACGGGAGTGGGCTCCGATACCGTCAATTGTGTGGCTGATTCCATGGCACCCTCTACCTTTAATACCAAGGTTTAGATGGATATGGAGGCAACGTTTGAAAAATTCGAAGTGCCGTCCAGTGAGAACGCTTGGACGCGGAAGTAGTACGTTGACCCCGGTGCCAACTGGACGGTGATGCTTTGAATCGTGCCCGAACCTACGACCTGAAGCAGGGAGAAATTGATCCCATCCACGGAATACTGGACATTGTAGGAGGCAACGAGGTCTGGACGCTGCTGCGACCAACTGATGGTGAGTATCGTAGTGTTCTGCGCGTTGAGCGAGGCCAATACCGTGACGTTGGTTGGCGCGAGCGGGTAGCCAGTGTACGGGCTGTTGGGATTGAACAAAATTTCACCCGTATTCACGAACTGGTTTATCAATTTGGGTGCGTTCCATGTACCAATGATGACCCCATTAGCCAAGCTGATGAGGGTTTCAAATGTCTGTCCATCGTTCGTAGCGGTCGCAGTGCCCGTATCTGAGACAGCCAGCGTAACTACACCGAGTGATGGACCTTCGCTTATCGCCGCCGCGTTGTTGAACGTTATGGTGGTAACTGTGGAGGCTGAGCAGAGGAACACACCGTTGTTCTGAGGGTTTGTAAACCCTGTAACGAGTGCCATGAACCCGAAATAAGCATTGTTAGCACCGCCAGTGATCGTTCCTGTATAGACGGCGCTATCGCCCGCTGAGGCGGCAACCGAGGTCAAATTCAAGGGTATTCCCGGGGCTGGTGGTACTGGGTCGCAGGCAGTCGCCGTGGGGTAGACAATGGACGCTTGGAACCACTGACTTGTAGCCACGATGATTTGAACGCTGAGACCGTTCAAAGGTGAAGCAATCGGCGGCGAACCACGAGGGATGAGCCCGCTCAAAATCACATTGTCGCCAACCTTGAAATTGTTGGCACAGACCACCGTCAGGGTGTTATCGGCAATCTCAATGTCCGTGATCGCTGCCTGTGCATTCAAGATGCTGCCGATCAGGATTTGACCCGACCGTAGACTTTCGACGCCTGCTGTACGGATAAACTGTACGTTATTGGCTCCGTACAATTGGTTCGATTCCGTGCTGATCTCCATCGTTCCCGTCGTCTGCAAGGTATCGTTCGCAACCTGTAGAAGCAGAACGCCATCGGGTCCGCCGAACATTAAGACGCGCTGGTTGGCATAGCTGTAGGTGCAGAGAATACGATTGAACGTGAAATCGGAAATGCTCGGCAGGCTGATCGTTGTGTCGGGATTGTCCGTGTAAATGAAAGTGGCTGTGGTGTAACGGAACACATTACCAGCATCGTCGAGCACCAACGTGTAGTCGTCCTCAGTGTGAACGGCGTCTATAATCTGTGTCTGGTTGGGGGTGAGCAACTTCCGCAACAGGACCATGGGATTCTGACTGCTCAAATAGATGCCGCCGTACACGAGCACGGAGTATGGCGAGATCACGATGTAGCGGTCAGTACCATCATTCACCGAGTTCCGTTTGATGGCTTGGAGATCGTTGTAGAGGATCGAGATGTCCACGTTCCCCCACGTCCCCGCCTGATTACGCTGAGAAATGTTGCCCGAGTAAACGGATCGCGACAATTGAAGGGTGTCGATGAAGCATGTGAAATTATACGCAGCGACAGCAATCGTGAATTGAACGGTGATGGGGAGATTAACACCGTCGTTCACCGTAACGTCAAATATGAGGCTCTCACCCTGTATAGCTACGCCATTCGTCAGGAACTTGAACGTCGGTAGATTGGCGGCACCGACAATGGTGACTGGGGTGCCCGCTACCTGCACCCACGAGTAGGTGACAACATCGTCTGGATCAGTGATGCCCGAATATTCCACGGGGAACTGCGTCGTGGGGTCGGTGATCGTTAGCGGTGTGATGGTGATCTGGGTGTTTCGAGCGACCGTCACGGGCTCCACGAGGATGTAGCTTGGCGGCAAGCCAACGGCTTCCCATGCTGGGGTTGGAAACACTATCTCGGGTGGTGCGTTGTACGGCACTTCTACTGTAATCACGGAAAACTGGAACTGCGGGATCGCATAACCAGTCACACTGATAACGGGGATCGGTGGTGGGCCGCTCGCTGGCACCGTAATGGTCTCAGCGGTCGAGATAGTCACTGCACCAGTGTTGGCAAGCGCCCTGCCTTCCAATGTACCGCCGCCAAGGGTGATACTCGAAACGGCGAGGATGTTACCCACGGTAACAGCACCCGGCCCGATGGATGTCCAAGAACTTCCAGCAAGCCAAACCACGTTCGCAGCTTGTGCGCCGTTCGCAAGAGTAATTGTTCCTGCGATAGCTTGCGTGATGGTGCTTGCCGTCGCATAAAACACGAACAGGGCGTCAGAATCCCCTTGGGCATCGAGAATGATTGGTGTGTCGATGGCAAGCGATGAACCACTCACGTACACACCTGCGTAGTAGGTGCCTGTTGGTGCACCGCCGCCAGACTGGGTTCCCATGTCCGCTGTGAGAAGTGTCTGCGTGGGGGTCAAGTTTTCGTAGTAAGAGATTGCCGTAGCCAGATCGGTCTGGTTCTGAGCGGTTGCTGTCACATAGGCCGCAGGCGATACAAACGTTCCCGGTGGGAATCCTGAAACCGAGTTAGTCGCGTATGAGCCAATGTTACCGCCCGCGATCACCGTGTTGCCCGTGTTCGTGATACCTGAGTACGCGAGGATGGCATAGCCTGCTGCCGATGCCAATTCCGTAGTGACTGGAGACGGTGGTGCTGGAGGCGTCGGCGGCGATGGTGGGCTACCCGATATGTCGCAGAGCGGCACCGCCGTGAAAGTCGTAGATGTTGATGCAACCACGTACCATACTTGGTCGTTCAGCGGCATGGCACTCGCTATGCCACATGCATTTTCTCCGCAAACTGGTAGTAGAACGGACGGACTAACGTTCCAAACCATGACCTCTTCGCCTATCGCCAGCGGCAAGGTTGGAATATCAACTGGTGGAGTCCCAACTGGGGTGTTCGTCACCGTGAACTCAACCAGCGGAGGGCAGTTGTTCAGTATTCGATAGCCCGTTACATTAAAAGGCGGGTGACGCTGTGTGATGAGATCGGGGTAAAGGTCTACCGCCGCGACTCCCACATTGAAAGTGCTGCAAGCTCCACCAATGGCGGGGCTAACTGTGAGGACGGAAGTGTCGCTGGGCGTCCAAGCTCCGCTGGGAACCAACGTCACAAATCCAGTCGAATCGTTGTCCGACCACCAATACTCGATGGCATCCTGATCTGGGTCTACGGTTCCTGCCGCACTCAACGTGATGGGCTGACCGTATACTGGGGCTCCAGTATTGCGGTACACAAGTATCGGCGAGCACGGAGGTAGGGGCGGCTCCAACGCAACGATGGGCGGCACGTTGAACAGCGAGACATACACGGGCAGGACGGAGCCGACATAGGTGTAGCTAACCTGAACGCCTGCGCCTACGTCCGCCAAATTGAACACGTACCGCCCGTTGGTGGGCTCGACCTGATACTGTCCTTGTGCGGGCGCTGTTTGAACTTCGACCAACGGCGTGCCAGTCTGCGAATAGATAACCCCCACGTTTTCCCAGAAGTTGGTGAATGGGGTATCGGAGAAATGATTTACCTGCACCACGCCTGAAGCTGGGATCGTCTGTGCTTCGTTGGTAACCGAGATGAGTTTTGCCGCTTCGCCGACAAAAGCCCACGTGGATGCATTGTCGAGAAGCGAGTTTGTCCCACGAAGCCACGTGAAGACCTGTTGGTTGTACCACCCTGCGGTGTTCGAGAGACCGAGTGCGGGGGAGACAGTTGCCACGAGGAGCGGGTATGCGGGCGCTGTTCCCTGCGCTGGGAGCGGGGTCACTAGATTGAATGGCTCCAGCAAATAGGCCAAGCTCACGGTGCCGAACTGCGTAACCGACAGGACTGCTTGAACAATCGAGCCGTTGAGCGAGGTGCCGTAAACGGGGCTAAAGAGCCACGGATTCCCAGCTTGCAGCGTACCGAGCATCACGTTCCCGATGAGACCCTCGGGGGTGGTGCTTTGATTCCAGAATGACCAGTTCAAATAGCGATTGCCGAATGCGTCAGCAATGACCGTCAGGCTATCGTCGGCGTAGCGAGCCGTGAACCCAAAGAGATTGGTCGCGGGAGCATCCCATGTCCCGGCTATGCGCTCAATGAAATTGATCGTGAACAACTGATCTTTGAAGGTGTAAACCTTCGGGTGCGCCCCGTAGTAAAGCTCGATGTTTATTCCATCTGGGGTGACTAAACTCACGGCACTGAATGTGCTGCCTGAGCGGTCGGGAGAAGATGCGACGATGTAGAGCGAGCCCGGGACGTAATTGTCGTTTGTGTCCAATTCGAAGGCGATCAGGTTTTCGCCGGAGTAGTACAAAGTCGCCAACGCTGTTGGTGATGTCTCAGCAGCGGAGTAGTCGGGGTAGTTCGTGGTGTATGCCGCAGTGAATCCCGTTTGCGTGGCGGGGGAACCGAACATAACCACGCTCAGAACTTGCACCGTCAAACCGTTGAGGAACGTATTTCCACCACTCAACCCCGCCAAGGTAACCAATTGACCGACCGAGAATGCGTTGTTGGCCGTAACTGTCAGTGTGGTTTCGGCAGGCGTCCCTGCGGTCGCGATCTGTACGGACGTGATCGGGGCTTGGAACAGGGGCGGGACTTCAGCCCCAATCATCGTAGCATCAACAACTGACACAGCGACAATGCGATGCCCATTATCGAGCACCACCATATCATACCCATCGCGTACCGCCGAGGCGGATGTCAAGGTGATCGGCCCAGAGAGGGTCTGGGCATTCGTGTCAAAAGTAAATTTAATCAGGTCTGAGTAGCGAGGATTGATCGCGTTGTTTTGCGCCCCGATAATGTGAAGCAGACCCGAGTTCGGGTCGTAGGCGACGACGGGATCGAAACCGCTGTTCGGTAGCGGAGGAGAGCCGTGAAAAGGGAAGGTGTATGTCGCCACGACAGTGAACGACGCGCCGGGGCCCGGAGCGGGCGGTACGGGGTCTGACTTGAAGATAGCAAAGGAATTGTCCTGACGCACGTTGCTGACGACATAAAGCGTACCGTCAGCGACCTGTATAAACTGAGCCCCCCCAGTCAAAAGCTCCTTAGACCACGAGACTTGATGATCCAATTGGGTAATCATAGACTGCTCACCCCCGCTGTACGAGTCTTAGCTAGCTTCGCGGTAGTTTCCTTACGAATACAGCCGCAGCTTTTTGTAGCTAACTTCCTTAGACTCGCCCCGAGAACTACCTTTCTTGAACTACCACAGTCGCATTGAACGACCCACTGAGAACGTTTACCCGAGGAATTTTCTGAGCGAGCAACCACCACCAGCCTTCCAAACCTTTGTCCTATTGAAATTTTTGGGTGCTTTGGATGACAAGTGCCTTTACCACAACTCTTTGCATCTCCCGACAGCAAGGACTTTCTAATGACCACCTTCTCCGCGCCACAGTCACACTTGCAGAGCCATGCGCTATTTCGGTGGCGTCCGATACCTTTGAAAGCAACAACTACTAGTTTGCCGAACCTTTTTCCAACCAAATCTAAAACAATTCCCCTGCAAACACCGCTGCCGCAACTTATGGTTTTGCCGCTTATCAAGCTAGTGCCCAACACCGTCATTTTCTTACCGCAGGCGCACTGCACGAGCCACGTAGACTGGCCCGAGGGGGATGACGGAAAGGGGCGTATGCCCGCAAACCCCAAAACCGACAATTTCCCAAACGTCATTCCTACCAAGTTCAGTCGGCTTGGGATTGTGGCATTTATCCAGTCGAACCCACCTTCGCCGCCTTTCTTCAAGTTCATACACAGCGGGTCGCTGACGTGGGCGTCAACGAGTTCCGCCTCCTTCTGGAATGCTGCTTTAGCGTCGGAGTAGACGAACAGAACATCTTTCCTGAAGCCCCCGATTCCGTATTTAGCGACGGCGTTCTTGAGGTATTTTCCTGACCCGAGGTAGGCGTCGTTCGGATCATCGGTTTTGTGGCAACCGATGTAGAATTTACTGTTCTGGAGGTTCGTCGTCTTGTAAACGGTATGGAACATTGTGTGCATTCCCTACCAATAGTTTAGAAGTTGTTTTACCTCATCGCGGATGATGGAGGCAAAATACGGCGTAAAGTCCGTATTTTCAAGATTGTGTGTCGAGTGTGGTAAGCAAGTCGGTTGATCCCCTACCTAATACGGAGAAAAGCCGATTCTTTCTTTACATAGACGGTCACTCGTCTTCTCAACTTGAAGTTGGG